TTCGCGCCCGGAAACAGAAAGGCGACCTAGTCCTCGCCTTCTGGGGAGCCACAAAAGCGGCTTGCGACATTGCAAATCAAGACGGGGACTTGATTGTTATCGAGCCCGGGATCGGATGCGGGTACGCTTTTGCGCAATTTAGACTGTACGAGTCTTATCCGCTCAAATCTGCGTTTATGGGAACCAATGGGGTGACCTATTGCGATCCAAAGTGGTACTGGAGAGTGGTTCCAAACTACTTCAACCTTGCAGATTTTGACTCAAAGCAGGAGCGGAAGGATTACGCAGTTTACATTGGCCGTATTGGAACCAACAAAGGGGTTCACATTGCAATTGATGCCTGCGCCCGGGCTGGAATTAGGCTGGTGATTGCTGGTCAAGGCACCTGCAAAGATATCGGCCTCGATAAATGGCCTGATCACGTTGAATACCTCGGCTACGCTGGCCCGGAGCTGCGCAAAAAGCTGTTTTCTGAGGCTTCTTTTGGGTTTCTGCTGTCAACGTACTGGGAGCCGTTTGGAGGAACCGCAGTGGAGATGATGCTCTCCGGGTGCGTCCCTATTTGCGCCGATTCGGGGGCGATGACCGAGTATATCGTTGATGGCACAAACGGATTTCGCTGCAACACAATGGGAGACATTCTCCGGGCTATTCGTCTGGTGCCAACTATTCGGAGAGACCGAATGGTTCGGTTTGCTGAAGAGAACTTTTCGCTTTCTGCTGTGAGGCCAAAATTCGAGCGTGCATTCGATGATTTTGACGATATCTGGACTGGAAAGGGCTGGTACGAAGACCACAATAGGCACTTGTCGCCTAATGGTCTAAACTTCCGCTCTCTGTACATATGAGGTCTATTGTCTTCTTTATTGAGAACGAGTGGGCTTTCGGACAGATCCATCACGCTCTTATAAAGCGGCTGTGGTCCTATGGCATCTACTCGCACTTGCTAGACTGGAGCAAGGAGTACAACTTTAGAGAGTTTCGGAATATCACGTCTAAATTTGACCTGTTTGTGACGACTCCTTGTCGCATCAATCTTCTCGTAAACCATTACGGGGTTTCTCCGAGTAAAATAGTGGCAATAGCTCATCACCTGAAGGATATTTACTGGGGTATTAATGGCGTTGGAACAGCCTTTTTTGATGAGTTGGCCGGATATGCTGTTAATCACGCTGAATTGATCCCTGCTTCTAAGGAATACGGAATCTCCAGAGTCCCGGCACTAGTCAAAGTTGGAATTGAGTTTGACTTCTACTACACTCCCGTCAGTGAGCGCATTCAACGGCTAGGATACGCTGGAGCGTTCTTTCAAACCGAGGTCACTGGCAAGGAGTGCAAAAGAATGCATCTCGCTCAGTTGGTTTCGGAAAGAACTGGAGTACCAATTGATGCGTCAGCGAGACAAGATGAGCGTCTGCACTTTCTGGCAATGCCTGAGTTCTACCGCTCAATTGACTGTCTTATTGTGCCATCAACTTACGAAACTGCTGGGCTCCCGGCATTAGAGGCTGCTGCGGCAGGCAGGCTCGTAATATCAACCAATGTTGGCTACTTTGATGGCAGCTTTGGTGAGTTGGCGCAAATGGACGAGCAAGACTTTGTCTCGGACGCAGTTGCACACATAAATAAGCACCGAGAGAACTCTGGTTTGTACAAATACGTCTGCGAATACTCGCAGCAGTACGTCAGAGACAACTTTGATTGGTCAGTTGTGATTGATGGATGGCTAAATGTATTAATATGAAAGAATTAGAGCAGAAAATTCAGGCATTTTGCAACAGCAAAATTATTCAAGGTCCGTTTAAAGGAATGCACCTTGACCCGATAGAGAGATACGGTCCTGCGCACGTCATTTTGAAATGGCTCGGGACTTATGAGCAGGTGCTTCATCGCTATTTAAACTATGAACTACATCAAAAACACGATGCATTTGTAAGCTTTGGATGCGGGGATGGTTACTATGGAGCTGGGTTTAAAGTCCGCAATCCTGATGCTTGTGTAATTTTTATTGATATTGATCAAACTTGCGAAAGTGAAGTCCAGAGAACTTGTGCTGCAAATGGCATTACGGAATATGGCTTTTTTCTTCATCTATCTTGCGAGAATCTGCACAGAATCCTTGGTGCGTATGCTAATCCTTGGGTGTTTGTAGACATTGAAGGCGCAGAGGTTGATGTGCTTGACCCTCAAAATGCCCCGGCATTAACCAATGCAACAATCACCGTTGAGATGCATGATTGCTTTAGGATGAGCGTGACAAATGAGCTGATCGCTCGGTTTCAGGACACGCACAAGATTGTGAATATTGTTGATGATTGGAAAAAGATACTACCGTCACTCCCTGACAATATTCAGCTTTCTGGAGATGTTTTGGATTTTATTAAATACGAACGCAGGTGCACCAGAATGAATTGGCTTCATATGGTGCCAAAAAATTAATCGACCTTTCATTTGTGTAAGAGTATTCTGCCGCAGAACAACCATCTTAAAATACTATGGCCGACAAAACTATGCCTCCTAACGACCCTATGGAGGGTGCTTCTGCAATGCCCGGCGAAATGGGCGCAACCGCTCCTATGGGAGATATGGCTCCTCCCCAAGGTGGAGACGTAATGATCTCGATGCCAAAAGGGGCTTTTGATGCTATGCATCAGATTGTTATGCAGCTTTCTCAGGGGCTTGATGAGCTGGCAAAAACTGTCAATGCTCAGGCTGGGAAAGAAGCTCCCGCAGGTGCTATGGAGGCTGAAAAGGAAGCTGGGATGCCCGGTGGTGCCCCTGCTGCTGAAGACGAAGAGTTTCTCAAAGGAATGATGGAGGAAGGCAACGCAAAGACCCGATAAACGATGTTCGTCTCGCAAATCATCGACGAGGTTCTGGACATCCTTGGCACGACTGATAAGCCAAAGGCGTATCGGAAGTTAACTCAGGCTGTTCAGATACTTATGCAGTCCGGGCACTGGTTTCATACCAATGCCGAGGTCGATGTTTGCACTGGGTGGGACGCTCAGACCATTACGCTACCCCGGAACATTGAAGTTCCGCTCGGGGTCAATGTGGACGGGTCTCCTACCTATTTTCGGGGTCGGTTGTTCCAATACCACGTCAACAAAGGTGGCATGTACAACCCGGTCGGATGGGCGTGGGACGACCGGGGGATGGTGGCAACTCAAATGGATATTCGTCAGCCATCTCAGCTTGTTGCAGTGGCCGAGCATGAGGCTGACGCTGGCAAAATCATCCGAGTAATTGGAACTGACAGTAATAACCGGGATCTGCGCTCACAAATGGATGACGGCACCGGGGTGGACGGGCTTCTGGTGCCTATTCACGCGCAGTCAGACTTCCCCTACGGCACAATTCAGCCTGATGGGGTCACAATCTCAACCCGGACCTCGTCAATTGAGCCGCTGACTCAGTTTGAGTCGGCTACAGCGCATCAGTTAACGTCGGGGCCATCAGCAACCTTATCTGTGACCTCTGGGAGCACTCCAGTGGACTTAACTGTCGGTGCTGAGTATTACCTTGGGGTGATTGATGATGTAACTATTCAACTACATCAGTCTGAGCTTGATGCAATCTACGGGCAGAACCCAATTCAGCTTCAAAGCATTGTCGGGTGCAACGCAGATGCCATTACGCTCACAGATGCAAGGCAGGCACAACTGCTGACGGCATTGGACTTAGGGACGGCTCCTTCCATTGTTATTGATTCGCCAAACGAGGTGAATTTCTATCAGGTCAATATTTCGACGCCGCTTCCTTCGCCACTCAAGCTCGGGGTCACCTACTTTGTCAATCAGCTCGATTTGACGCATTTGCAGATCTTTGCAACTCGCGTTGATGCTCAAAATAAGAACAATCCCATCAATCTGAGCGGGAATACGGCAGGAATGCGTGTTGGCATTCGGAAAGCAATAACTGCTCAGACAAAACTGACATTCCCAACGGTTCCCGGGTTTTCGGCAGGAGATACTGTTGAAGTCTACACTAACGGAGGCGTATTGCCTCAACCTCTGGTTGTTGGACAGTCGTATTACGTTGGAACCGTTGATGGAGATCCGCTTGGGCTGACATTGCATCCTTCCTACACTGACGCGATTGCAAAGACCAATTCCATCAACTTTGTGACGGCTGGATCAGGGAACTTTTCAATTGCAAAGCTGATTCCAGCAACAGCAATTGCTGGAACCACAAACAACATTTCAGCAGTTGGGTTCAACTTAGGCACAGCTTCTGGCTCTGGAGCAATATTGCAGGCTCAGGTAGTTGGCCCGGTTACCAGTGCAAATGTCAATTCTGCTGGCACTGGCTATACGAGTGCATCTGCCACATTTGCAGACTTTGGGGGGTACAATTACAACTCAGTGCCTTCAGTGATTGTTTCCGGGGGCACGCATACCAGTCAGGCAACGGCTCACGCAGTCTTGAGCACTGATACAGCAACGGGAATTCAGTACGTTTCTTCCGTTGTGATGGACTCGGTAGGGAGTGGTTACGATCCCTTGTCTCCCCCTAAAATCGTGTTTAGTGGAGGGTTAGCGTCAAACGGGTTTGAAGCCGTTGCCACTGCGCAGATCTCTGGCGGGCAGGTCACGAGCATTACTCTAAATTCTATTGGCAGCGGGGCGTCGGCAAACGTGTCGGTGAACACAGTGTCGAATGTCGTTAATGGCATCTTTCTCACTTCACCCGGGGCTAATTACCTGTACCCTCCTCGGATTACAATTGGAGGTGACGGCTCTGGAGCGACCGCTTCTTGCGTCATCACGACAGCTTTTGTTAAAGCGTGCAAAGTTGTGGATGGAGGCAGCGGGTACACCACTGCGCCTGCGATATTTTTCACCGGGGGACAAGGCGAAGGTGCTGTTGCAACGGCAGTCATCAACTCTGGCGTTGTGACCAGTGTTATAATGGTAGCACAAGGCACTGGGTACACATCTGCCCCGGTCGCTACTGCAACGCCTTCTACTGGCGTTTTTGTGCAATTCTCAAGCTCTGGCACGATGCCTCAGCCGCTCGAACAGGGGAATAGCTACCTCGCTGAGGCTCCCAGCTCCGCAAACACGTTTACTGTGCGGAATTCGGATCACTCTGAGGTGAATATCACTTCCACTGGGTCTGGCAACTTCTACCTCGTCATCTCGCGCACGTTTGGGGTCGGATTTACTAATAAATGGGTGGGAGACTTTGCTGGCATCGCAAGTGGAAGCTCGGTGACCCTGCAAACGGATTACCAGCTCCCTGTGACGAACCCATCAACGTCCCCGGATTCGGTAGTTTTCATAGGGAAGATTTCAGACACAGAGGCTTACTTGTATCCGAGTTCGTCTTTGGTGACTCCCATTGAGGTGCTTCAGATTGGGATTGGACAGTCGTATTTATCAGTCATTCTGGCTGCAAATCCGATTGTGTATCTGAACACTGTCACGCTGGATTCATCTGCTTACTTGTCTGTGGGGCAGAGGGTTTCATTCACCACAAGCGGGACGCTGCCGTCGCCACTAAGCACCTCTGTCATTTACTTGATTGAGAGCATCACTGGCAATGGGGTGACGTTAATAGCAAGTGGGACTCCAGTTGTGTTCACCACTTTAGGTATTGGACAGCTAGTGTTGAATGTAGTCAGAGTTTTCACTGCATTGGCTTCAACCTCGATTGTTTGCCCTAGTTCTCTGATTGAAACAGGGAATCAGGTTACTGTGCGGGCAAATACAAACGACACGCTTCCAGTTCCGCTGGTTGCGAGCAGCTACAATACTCCCGTCATCTATTATGCTAGGTCTATTAGCGGTAGTGCGTTTGAGCTTTACGACACTCTCGGCAATGCCTTGAACACAGCATCTGTAACGGGCCGGGTTGAGTATTTGACGAGCGGGGATGCAATTACGTCGGTCTTTTTCACTGATTTGGTCACTTCTCAAACGCTGGTAAAAACAGTGCGTCACGTTGAGAAACCTACTACCGTTGGATATGTCTCGTTGTATGCGTTTGATTATGGTCGTTCTAACGATATGGCTCTTATCGGACAATACCATCCTAGCGAAACCAACCCTAAGTATCGTCGTATTCGCATTGGCAAGCCTTGCGCTTGGGCTCGCATTATTTATCGAGTAAAAGCTCCTGAAATCACTTCAGTTTACGACTATGTGCCTATCGAGAACACTCGGGCAGTAGTCGCTGCCGTTCACGCAGTAGATCTTGAAGACAAGGATTTTATGGAGCAGAGCCAGAAATACTGGCAGGCAGCTTTGATGTATCTGCGCAACGAAAACGACTCAATGGACGGGCACGCAATGATGCCTCCGCAGATCAATAATGAAACGTATGGGGATGGGACTGATTGCGTAATGTTCTAGCATGAAGAGCCCAAACATCAGTTCTGGGAGGCTGCAAAAGGTCTCCGCTAATTGGGTCCACGGGGTAAACTCCGTTCGCAACCCTTGGGCACTCCCTGACGACCAGATCAAGTGGGCTCAGAATATCAACATTCGAGGCGGGATTGCACAAACTCGCCCCGGATTCTCGATGAGGCTTTCGCTTCCTGCTGGGAACTTCCAAGGAGGCTTGATCTTCAACGCAAATAAGCAGTATCAGGCTGCTAGTAGCTTTAAAAACCCGGCTGGAGTGCAGGTTTTTCAGCCTGCTACCATTTGGACTCCAGAAGGTGGTCAGATTCAAGCATCTGAGCTTTCCTATGCGGTTTTTGCAGTTGATGGGAAGGTTTACTACGCTCCGTTTCCGTTGGTGCAACCTAAAAACTGGGACGACTATAGGCTCAACAATATTGCGCTCGATGCGAAGGTTGACCGAGTCAATTTTGTGATCGCCACACAATCCGCGCAGGTATCCTCGGGTAGCGTCACAATCACCCCTTCGCACCGCATGATCATTGTGCAGGATGGGGTCTCTCCTGCTGGATATTGGGATGGATCAAACAAAACCGGGGCACAGTCTGACGATATTCCCCTTGGCTACTGGATGGCATTCTCTGGCAATCGGCTTTGGGTTGCTAACTCCAACGTGATCTCTGCCTCAGACCTCGGAAACCCGTTGAGCTGGCAAGAGCGTGTTTCTGGAACTGGCAGAGGCGATTTCACTGTCCCTCGCCCGGTGACGGCAATGCAGGACTATATCGGGCAGAATAACGACTCCCGACTTTACGTTTTCACCGACCGCACGACACATTCGTTTGCGTCTGGAATTCTGGACCGCTCTCAGTGGCCGACGACTGCCAATTTTCAAAACGTGTTGTACCCGGCAATCGGATGCGTTGCTGGAAAGAGTGTGTCCTTTCAGGCGGGCATGATGTGGTGGTATTCGGCAGGTGGGCTTGTATCTGCTGACGTTGCTAGTGCCTCGTACCTGTCCTCGCAGGTGCTGTACAAAGACGTCGAGATGGCAAAGGCTAAACGACTAATGTCTGCCAACTTAAACGGAATTTGCGCAGTTTCGTTTGAAAACTACCTCCTCTATAGCATCCCGTACCTTGAAGTCTGCAATTCGGCAACAATGGTGCTCGATTACGCATCTGCTGCGGAATGGAATCAGTCCCGGGTGCCTGCGTGGGCTGGAGTCTGGACCGGGATTCGTCCTGTTGAATGGTCGGCAGCGGTGATTGATTCGCAGCCTAGAGTGTTTGCATTCTCGGTAGACTATGCCGCTACAAACGACGGGTCATTCAACTCGCTATGGGAAGGGTTTACCCAGAACCGTTACGACACTTACCTCAACATTAACCCGGACGGGTCTACAACCAGCCTAATTCAGCGAATTTACTGCCAAATGGAGACTCCGTTGATGGGCGACGGGATGGACCTAAAGCAGTTGGTCTACGGAGAGCTTGAATGCAGTCAGATTTCTGGAACTGTTGACGTAAGGACTTCGTATAGGGGTTCTAAGGGTGCTTATGTAGACATTCTGAGCACTCGAATTCTAGCGGCAACGGATGCTTATCAGTACAACACAAATCAGGTTGTTTCTGAGGAAATTAGCACTCTGGGATTCCTTCAGACTCAGCATCGCAGGCTGACGACAGAAACCGTTGTTCCTGACTCTACTTTGGTAAGCTGCGAAAGCCCATTTGCGACTAATGTAGACAAAGCATTCTCGTTTTTAGTCGAGTGGTGCGGAGCAATGGGCGTTGAGTCAATTCGGATTTTCCAAGACCCGTTTCCGACGCAATCCTACGGCAAGGTCACTCCCAACGAGACGTTGTATTGCATTGTGGCTGAGGACGGTTCTACGCAGACGGCAGCACTGGCTCCTCCTCCTCAAGAGAGGCATACTTCAGAGATTACATCGTGGACCTCTACAAAGACCCGGACGGTCACGCTGCGCTGCACAGCACCTTCTACCGGGCTAGCAGTCAGCGCAACAGCTACAGAGACGGTCATTTCTCGGATTTCTCAGGAGGATGCCGACACGCAGGCTGACACAGCCGCTTTCAACGCAGCGACAATCGCAGCGAAGAATTACAGAACGATTCACCCCTGTTGATATGCCTAGCATCGAAACAGCCTCACAAGCGGTCACTTCGTTTCCGAACCTGTACATCAGTCCTTACGGGAATGACGGGGTGATTCAGCTCTATTCATCTATTCCGTTTTCTGCAAACAACTCCCCAAAATGCTTGCCCTGCGTAATGTGCGGCAACTCAAATTTAAGGGAAACGCTGCTTCTGTCTGAATCTTATAAACTACAACCTGTGCAGCCGAGCGGGGTGCAGATGACCATCACTAACTAATGAAAGAATCAATTGAATATCGTTTTGTCGGCTCAAACACTGCTGAATTTGAAGATTTGCAAAGATTTGCAGCTTCTTTTGACCATTCCATTGTTCCTCATCCAAAAGTCAGTCATTTTGCGCATTATCGAGGGAATCAACTGATTGGATACTCTGATCACGTTTTCATACCCACAGTTTACCCAGCATTTCACCCTGAATTTACCAAACCAAAAGACGTTATTCAGGTAATGTCTGACTGGCGAACGCATTGTCAATTATCTGGAAACATCAGTCATATTGGAGTTCCCTTTGACAATAAAAATGGAAATGGTAATTTCTCTGAAGCTATTATGCAAAAGCTCGGTTTAATCCGACTCAACAGAGAACTTTACAGCCCCGCTTAATTATGGGAGGAGGACCAAACCCCGCAGATTTCATGTCGAGACCAGACTTCACAGTTCCAGCAGCGGAACTGGCGATGCAGTCTGATATTGGTCGGCGTGCGTTAGAGTCCCGGGGGAAGCTTTTGGGTTATGCTGCAACTCAGCCCCTCGAAAGCTGGACTCCTGATATCTGGGGCAATCAGGGAATGCAGACTCAAGTCGCTCAAGCAGCGGCTATCAACGCTTTCAAGAACAAGCAGCTAGAGCAGCAAGTAAACCCGGATGTGGCAAGAGTGCGAGAGCAGCTCCCAAAGATGATTGCGGAAGATGTTACCCCGGGAAGCTGGCAGAAGCAGATGGACGACTGGGCAAAGCATGCTGGCCTTGTTCAGGCACTGGGATCTGGCATGCAGGATTCTACGGTTGGCAAGTCTGCTTTGTTTGATGCCTCTACGATGCAGGGACTGGCTCTTAAACGGGCTCAAGAACAGCAGGCTGCTCAATTGTTGGGTGCAAACCAGCAACCTGTTGCAGGGCTTGATCCGCAGTCTATTTTGAACATGCAGAACACTGCAACGGCTAACGCTATGCAGCAACGAGCTGGCTTCAGGAATGCGATGTTGAATGCTGCTGGGGGACAGCAACAGTCTGCTCAAGACTGGATCAACAATATGATGGGCAGCACTAACCAAGCTGTTGAATCCGGGCGCAAAGATTGGCAGAATTATCAAAACGCGATGTATCAGGGTGCTGTTTCTAAGGCTAACAGCAAAAATGCTCTTTTAGGAGCAGGTATTGGCGCATTGGGCACTGTTGCTGGAGGAGCGTTAGGAGGGCCAATGGGTGCTGCAATATTGGGAGGATTAGCTAAAAAAGCTGTTCCAATGAATCAGATGGACTCCCCAGACGCATTTCAAAAAATGTACGGCTATAACGCATCACCAGAAGACTAACTACACACTATTATGGGCGGATCATCTTACTCAGCACCTCCTCCTCCTGACTACACCCCAATGCTTCAAGAAATTGATCTGCAACGCCAGCAGATGGCTGATGCTCAAAAAGCTGCGGATGAAGCAAACAGGAAAGCACTTATTCAGTCTCAGGACACTGCGGCACAGCAGGGCATGAATCAGGCTAATTTTGCTGCGCAGCAAGGGCTCGGTCGCCAGCAGGCTTATCAGCAGGCATTGGACTCTGCCTCTCAAGCGGCTGCTAAAGCGGCTGCAAGGCAGGCTGGAGCAGCTCAGACTGGTGGTCCAATTGACGTTGCTGGGACTGCTGCCGCAAAGCTGGCAAACCTCGGCACATCGGCAGGTCAGTTGCCTGTTACTGCTGCAAATCTGGCTGGCTCTCCCGCAAAAGTGGCTGCGGCAAACCAGTTTACCCTTCCTAGCACTTCTGGAGTGACGTTTGGAGGGTACTAAAATGGGAGGCTCAGGACAACTAGGACAACCTATCGGAGGACAATTAGGGCAGATCGTGCGCCCTAACGGTCAGCCTACTCCTGCAACGACTGGGGCGACGATTAACGCAGCCCCTGCGCCTACTATGCAGCCGACTCAGACCGGGGCACAGCCTCCATCTGGTGCGGTTATGGGTGGTGGTGCTCTAAGCTCTGCCGCTGCGCCTAATCAAGCAAAGAACCCCGGAGCGGCTCAAGCAACTTTCGGAGGAACGTAATATGGCAGGACTTGAATCAGGCATTCCATTTGCAACTGTAGCACCGCAGATCCCGACCGACGCACTCGCAGGATTGCGTCCGTTGACGTTTGGTGCGCCTATGCAGTTTCAAGCTATGCCTGCGTTTCAGGTTGCCGAGACTAAGCCGTATATTGCTCAGGGAATTGACAGAGCTTTAAGTGCGATTGGTGCCGGGATTACGGCTTCTTATCAGCAAAAACGTCAGGATAAAAAAGATGCGTTTCTGGCTGAAAGAGAAGCTGCAAGAGAAGAGCTTGCAAACAAGAAGCTTTTGGCTGATGAAGCAAAGTTAAAAGAGCAGCAGAGAAAAGATGATTTGCGTCACAGTGAAGTGATGGCAACGCTACAGGCTAAATCTTCTGGAAAAGGATCAAAAGACATAAGCCAACTTTCGCAAGTTGTTAGAGGTACACTTCAGGGAACTCAACCTGTAGCTGAACAGGAAGCAACTGGAGCAGAGACTCCCGGGCTTAAAACGGCACGCAGGATGGCGCAAGAGCGAGTTGCTCAACAAGGCGATCAATTGCCTTCTGAGCCTTCTGGCCCTGCTGATATGGGATTGTTTAACTCCGCAGCCCCAGCTCTTGCTGTAGATCGCGAAAGTCCTATCTCAATCTCCTCGATTGCCCCAAAAAAAGTTGCATTTGATTTTAATAAACCTGCCGCTCTCTCTTTGGCGTTGCCTGTTTATCCAACGGCTCAAATGCCAGAAGTGCCACTTGGTTCTGATGTTTCCAGAGCCATCACTCCTCAACAACAAACCGCAGTACTTGCTTCTTTACCACAGTACGGTGCTCCTGATTTTGCTGCGCCTATTGAGCCTAAACGCACTGAAGGTCAAAGAATTGGTGCTTTAGTAAAGCAACCTGAGATACAACCTGAAACAAAACAGCCAACGCCTGCACGAATGGATCGCGTGTTTTACGTTGATAAATCAGGAGAAGGCGGAGTTTACGATTCAAATGTCATTGAAGAGTTTATGAAGAAATTCAATGAAACAAATCCTGAGTGGAGGGCTGTTGGAGCTGATTCAACAAAAGAGGGGTATAAGATAAATTACGTTAACATTAAAGAAGAAGCAGACAAAGCTGCATTGGATGAGCGCAAGCTTTCAGACAATGAAAAACAAAAGGTTCAGCAGGCAACTCGTTCAGAAGGACAAGCAATTGTAACTCATCCAGCTTTCAAAAATTATGAAGGCCAAAATGGAACTAGAGCAATGATGCGTTCATTTATGGCTGCTTACGATAATGTTAAACGTAATCCAAGCGCAGCTGGAGCAGCAGACGTAGATTTGATTAATACTTTTGCTCGGGCAACTTCTGGAGGTAGAATTACTGAAGGCGAAGTTAAGCTGATGATTGAAGCTAAAAACTTTGTAGATAAATTAAATCTCATAAAGGACAAGCCATTATCTGGAGCACTTTTGAGCGACAGGCAGCGTGACCAAATGATGCGCACAATGGCTGAAATGCACAACGAACAAGCTGCTGCTGCAAATGATGTTCTGCTTCAAGGGAGGGAAAAAATGATGGATTCAGGGCAGAAAAATGAAGTTCATTTGCCCCATCCGTATGTTGATAACATTATTCTAGTAACTGATGCCGCTAAAAAAATTTCAGAAAATGATGCGGCAACAAAGAAACTTCTTCAAGAGGCTAAAAAAGCATTGGCAGAAAACGACACAGAATCTTTGGCTCTTATTAAAGAACAGTTGAATGAAATTTCTCAAGAATCAGAATCTTTATCAACTCGTTTAAAAAGAGAAAGATACACAGGTTCATTGATTTTAGGCAAAAAAGATTTCTCCACAAAAAGACAAGGATTTGTTGGTGGCGGAGTTGGGTTCCCCACTGGTCAAGAAGCTAATACCGCACCTGCACAATGAGTGACCTCGACGAAATAGAAGCACTGGCGGCGAGACAATCAAAAGCAGCTAAAGAGGCTGCAAAGTACATTCCTGAATCTGTAAAAACAGAGGAAGCGGGAATGTTTGCCGGGATGGGGCCTATGGGTTCTAGCTTTATGGCTCCTTCCATTGGGCAAGGACAAAAAGCAGAGCCATTTCCAGAAGCTAAACCACAGGAAGAAACTGGAGAGCTTCCAAAAGACTTTGAGCAGTTTGTTAAAAGGCAGGAAAAAGCCTCAAAAATTGGCAAAGAATTTCTGCCAAAAGAAGAGCAACCAAAGCAGGCAGCGCAGACTGATTTTCCGACAATCGAGGCTGCTAAACAGTCCGCTTTGAGTTCAATTGAGGACACTGCCAAAGGGCTCTACATTGATCACACAGAGCCTGTGCAGTCGTACATTGCAAGTCAGCTTCACAACCTGTCTCCTAGTCAAATCACGCCCGAGATCAAAACTGAAGCGGCAAAGGTTACAGACCCGGAAGAGATTAAGCAGTTTCCTAGTTGGTTTCCAAAAACGGACGAGCAGCACAGGGCTGTTTTCGATCAAAAACACGAAGACACTAATTACGGCAAGGAAGCGTGGAATGTTGGTGTTGGAATTGGAAAAGGGCTTGCTGAGTCCGGGGTGCGTTTTGCTTCTGGGGTGGCAAAGACTATTCCTGCGTTTTTACAGGGTCCAGAAGACCTTACAAATCGGGAGCAGTGGGCTCAATGGGGCAAGAACTTTTTAGCTCCTGCTACCAGTGCGGCGGAGACGTTTGAATCCGTTGCAAAAACTGCGGCGAATGCAGCAGCCAACGGGTTGTCTGTTACCGACTGGATTCAACAGCAGATTCCAAAAGAACTGGGAGGAATCTCTCACGACGAAGCTTTTGACCGATACTTGCGCAGGCAACGTGCGGATGAATACTACGAAGGCTGGAAAAAGACTGATCCTAACGTATTTACTCGCCTGATTCTTGAAGATCCCAACACTCGGGAGCTGGCAGAAAAGATGGCATACGGCCTGACCTCTGTTTGGTCGCCTTCTGTCGATGATCGTCTTGAGCGATTCGGTGGAGATCGTGAGGCTGCTCTAAAAGAGAAACAGATAGACGATCTGCGCGACTCTCAGCAACTCATCAGCAACTTTCGGAAGGAAGCTTCGCAGATGGTTCCCGAGGCAGATATCACCGAAGCTCTTAGCTACGGCAGGGCTGGGTTGAATCCATTTGATGTTTACGGCAAAGCATTTCAAGCATTAGGCCAAGGAGCAAAAGCTGCTAGTAGAATTGGAAAGACCGAGGCGCAGCTTGCTGAAATTGACAGAGCAGCGGTCGCAAAAGCTTTCGAGCAAGACCTACAAAAGATCAAGGACTCTCAGAAGCCCGGGGTGTTTGAACGAGGATTTGGAGGGTTGGCAAACGCTATTGAAGTCGGCACAGAAAAGACTAAAGGCGCACTTGAAAAGATTCCTGAATTCATTGGTGTGCCAGCTTCTAAGCTTGGTGAAGGATTGCTCGGAGCAACCACACTAAAGTTAGGCAGTGCAGCGTTACAGACCCCGAGACTGATGGAGTCAGCTCTAGCTGGTGGGAGGCTTGCTGCTGGTGCTGAAGGCAGATTTCTAGCTGGGGCCAAAGCTGCGACTGAAAAAGCTGGTGAGCTTGGGATGACCCCGGCTGCTCAAAAGTGGCTGGCGGATAAATCTATTCCTGCTGCAAAAGTTCTAGACTGGATGGCTCAGAATACTGTTGAGATGGCCCGGGGCGGAGTCCACGGAGCTACGCTGGCAGCGGCTGTTGGTATCCTCGAAAACAAGAACCCGGAAGAGATTGCTGACCTGATGGGGCAAGGCGTGTTTTTTCACGTTGGCGGCGAGGTGCTCGGCAATATGTCTGGGGTCTCTCACGCTCGATACGAAGCCAATCAAAAGCGTCAACGGGCTGGTGCGGCAAAATGGTTTGATGGCCTTGATGGAGCAACAAAGCAGCATGTCACTGAATTTGCAAACTGGGACAATTACGTCCAGTCTCTTAAAGCTCTGACTGAAAATGCAGTGGGAGAACATGCTTTAGCGCAGCAAGAACTCGTCAACGCAGTTAACACTGGTGAGCCTGAAAACAAAATTGCAGCAGCAAAAGAGGATGCTGACTACACACTGCGGATTGCTAAAACACGCAGGGCAATGCTTCAGAATGCCGAGAAGGCAAATGCAGAGACCCGGCAGATGTATGCAGATCAGATTCGGATTGGGCTCGCTGATTTGATGACTGCTCTCAACGGCTCTACTACCAATAGGAATGTTGAGCTGCGGATGACCACTACGCCTCAACTAGTCAATGAGGTGCTTGAAAACAACAAGGATAAGGGGCTCACAGACCTTGAAAAAGTTGAGGTGGTTAATCACCTGTTGGCCAACTCTGGACAGATTGCTTTTGAGGCAGAGAACGGTGGCAAGCATCGTCTTTCAAGTGGCAAGACCATCGACTTATACACTCCCTACAAAGAGCGTCTGAACGTCAATATTGATGCTGTTAAACGCAGGATGGGCACTGGGGAATCTGTGCTCAATGCTGTAGGGCACGAAGCCGGGCACTCTTTTTGGAACTCCAAAGAATTCAGAGAGGCAAACGCACAGACCATCAAAGACTTGTTTGGTGATCAACGGTTTGATGAAAGAGGCAACCTTATCAGTGGAGACGCTGGCATCCTATCTACCGAAGACCTTGTAAACAAATTCAAGAATGTTTACGCAAAAGGGGTTCAGGGAGGCTGGGAGCACCTTGCAAAGCTTACCGGGCTTTGGGACGTTAAAACAAACGACATAGACCCCGCTAAAACGGCTTCTTATATGAAAGCCGAGGTAATGGCCGAATTGATTCAGGGAGGGGCGCAAGGCGGGATTAAGCTCGGGGAATCGCCAAAGCCTTGGTTGGCTCCGCTTGTTGATTGGGCAACGGTTAAGAACAAGAACCAAAAAACGGTCAGGTCAATTCGAGACGCTTTTGGGCTTACTGAAACAAAACCTTGGGACTCGTCTGTTGTCGGCGTTACCTTCTCTAAAGATCAGGTTGATGCAACTCGCAAGGCACTCAAAGCGGTTGCTGAACTGAACGGAGATATTAATGCGGCTGAGATTATCCCGCACGCTCCGATCACCGAGACGCAACTCAAGGCAAATGAGGCTGTAGCAAAGCAGTTTGGAGATGGGTTCTTTGCCACTGAAAAGGTTGCGACTGTTGTTGATGAAAACGGGAATGTCGTATCGTCTCACGTCATTACTGACCCGGGCGCAATGGAGGGTACGTTTGAGCATTCCACGACAGACACTGGCGACTCTGAGTTGAGGCAAACTTCCGGGTACGGCACTGTCCCGCCCGAGTTGCATGATGTTCAGTTGCCAAAAGGTGGAAAGTTAAAGATCACCTCCCGAATCAAGCGTGATGCTTCCGGGGGACTGGCAGCGTTGACTCCAGATCAGGCAAAGGCACTGGGGCGCGAGCGGGCTCGGATCATCCGCGAGGCATTAGAATCAGCTCCAGACAAGGAGTACCCGGGCCGTATGTCCGCCACTTCTGCTGACGGCTTATCATTTGGTGGCATTTTGTCTCCAGAGCAGGTCAAAGCAATCAAGCGGTTACCAGAGACGATTATCCCGTATGGGCTGAAGCGTCGAATCCTCGAATTTAACGACCTACTGGTGCGAGATGAAGGCGAAGGGATGATTGGCCTATACGGTCAAGCAATGGACCGCTACGGACGCTACAAATCGTTTGCGCCAAAGATTGTAGACTTTGTTCCGCTCGGCATGAAAATGTCGAAAGACGGAAACATCCTTTTCAACATGTTCTCGAAAACGGGCATGCGTGAAAAGCTGCGTCGTTGGCAGCGTGACACTCCAGAACTGCTGAACCTGTGGCAAGGCGATGGGGATGCATTTATGACAGATGTCCGTAAAGTGCTGGACAACTGGAAGCCTCGTGAAGGTGCTCCTGCTGGGCTCCCCGGGGAGACTGGGCTGGATTCCGATTCAAACATTGCCATCGCAAAGAAGAATCGCGTTAACGACTTCCTGAACATCTTTAGGAAGACAGAGCCTGAATCATTGCTGGCAAACCCTGCCCGGAGCACGATGAAGCGTCCGCCTCGTAGGCTGACTAAAGCTGAGAAACTGGATGAGGAAAGCTCTGACCCTAACACGTTGATTCGTTCGTACCGGGTTGATCGTTTTCACGACCTCGAAAGGAGCAGCGATGCCCCATTCCGGGTGAACTACGGCAAGGCTCTGTACAACCTGATGCCCGCCAAAGAAGAGGCTATGCGCGAGCGTGAGCCTCGGCTTAAGGAGCCAGTGGGATTTGGCGCAGGCATCCTAAAAGGCTTGCAGGCTGTGTCTGCTGAGTACGACCCGAATGGCACTGGAGAGATTAAGGCAACTGTTCAGCCAGAGGCAGCGCAAGTGCGGTTCATGCCTGCCCCTGCTGATGAGGAGTACCATCACGCTGAAGGCAGTTTTCCAAAAACGGAGACATCTCAGCCGTACAAGATGTCTGCAATTCACAAGATTTCAGACGATGCATTGTTGTTCGCTGACAAGATGGGAGGGCTTGCTGTGCCTTCCGTTGCAGTGGTTAAGGCAGGCACTGGAATTCAAGGGTTTGGAAACATCACTTTGGTTGGCGGACGCGATCTAGTAGATCCTAAAACCAATCCCGTATACAGCGGAGACGCTTACACGCAGCGGTTTCCAAAGCCTGAGTATCCAAGGGTCAAAACAAAGAAAGCACAGCAGACCATTGATTTGTTCAAGCCTGCCCAAGGCAAGTTCAGCAGTTCATACGGGGACAATGTTACTGACATCATTTGGGACAATGCGGTCAACAGACCCAACCCAGAGGAAGCTGTTAACAAGCTGAAAAAGTCAAACGTAGCCAAAGCAACGTACCTCGGGGATGCTGCGCCTGAGCCAGTGATGCGCACTGTGTCTCAAGACCTTGGGATATTGGACACTGCTCCAATGAAAGAGTGGATGTCAAAAAACTCTATTCAGGACGTCAACTACAATGACATTGAGGGGCGCAAGGCACTCGGTGATGCAATTAGAGCCGGGTTTGATGAGGTTTATCCAGAGGAAATGAAGGGTAAAGCGACCCGGATTGGAAACAGGTTTGTAAGCGAAGACGGGCAGGCGACTGTTGGCGCAATATCAAGGCTTGAAGCTGATGTTCGCAACTACGGAAAAACAGAAATTGATGCGGCTGAAACGCAGAAAGCTTTGGATCAAAAGTTGGCTGGCAAAGAGTCTGATTTTTACAAGTGGGTCGAGAACACTATCGAAGGCATGTACGAAGCTCCGCGCATTCGTGTTGCTGGAAAGTGGGAACCGTACACGCTTGAAAATATTGCCCGGGTAATGACGAGCGGAAAGATTGCTGGCGTCGAAAAATCGATGACCCAATCCACAGGACTCACTGCTGCTCAAATGGCAAAGCGTTTCGGCTCTTTGCAGGAAATGCGCAATACTGCCGAGGCACCTTGGGGTATTCGTTCTGAGGCAGAAGTCAACGAAGCTCGCAATAAGGTCTCTGAGGTGCTGCGAGATTACAGGGACGCAATGGTGCCTTATTACAAAGGCGCAACGTGGGATGCATTGGACGAATCAATGGCAGCTCTGGGTGCCTACTACAGAAGCGGAGCAGGCGGGGAATCTAGGATGAAGCAGACCCTGAGTAAAATGGGGTTCACTAATGTGCCTAGCGAGGTCGTGAAACAAGCTGTTTCCGCTGCGGATGCAATGTCTGCCTCTCCAGTGAAATACTTTGAAGCAAAGCCACAACGCATCGTGCAGCTTAATGAGTTTAAGGGAGCCATTGTGCCGGACAATGTTGACCCGGAAGTGCTTTCCACACTGGAAAGAAACGGCATTGAAACTCGCATTATTCCCGCTGAGAAGGCTGATGACTCTGCTTATATCGGGTCTGAGATAGACAAGCTAAAAGGCGGCATTCCACAACAAGAGCAGGCTGGCATTCGATTCATGCCTGAGCGTGAGGAAGACCCAACAATGGTCGCCCCCGGGTTCTACAGCAAAGCAGGTAGGGTTCTGTTGGACAAGATGCCTAATCGAGCCAGCGCAGAGCAGCTTAAGGGCATTCTAGACCCACAGAAGGGCAGCGGCGTGAAGCCCGACGAAATGAAATGGAGTGGCATCAATCAGTTTATTGACTCGATGCAGGCAGAGAAGGGGTTTGTGACAAAGGACGACGTTAAGCGGTTCTTGAAGGACAGCTACGCTGCGAAATTTGAGACGCAGACGATGAAAGACGGCAAAGAGTATTTTGTCACATACTCTGACGGAAATACTGAACATTTTTCTTCAAAAGAAGAAGCTGAAAAAGCCAGAGAAAACGGCATCGAAAATCACATTGAAATGCTAAATGATTACGCTGGTTATGATGTTATTTTAGATGAATCAAACGATGAAGATTATACGCCTAAAGGATGGTTTATTATTGATCAAAACTATGATCATGTAACCCGAGAACAAAAAAACAGTTATGGATTAACAATTTTTAGGCCTGAAGAGTATTACAAAACAGAAGAAGCAGCTCGCAAAGATTTAAATGATTACTTTCGCAGCCTTGCTGAAGATGAAACTACAATTAGCGAGGGTGACGTAGAGGACGCTCAATACTCCCAATACACGCTTCCCGGAGGCACAAACTACGAAGAAATCGTACTCCGCATGCCCGGAGTAGACTACACCTCAAGCCACTTCCCTGACGTTTCAAACTATGTCGCCCATATGCGGACGGCAGACTTTGGTAACGGCAGGCTGATTGAAGAGTTGCAGTCTGACCTGCATAAGGAGGCGCGAGAAAAAGGTTACGAAAGACTTCCAGACACAACAGGATGGAAAGCGTACAACTTTAAGTACGATTCAGAAAACCCAGACGCATCTGGCTGGATTGTGCTTTCTTCAAACGGAAGAGATCTTGGAACATACGGCGGGAGGACTGAAGAGGAAGTGATTCAAAAAGCAGCGAGCCTATCCAAGGAAGGTATTGCAGACGCTCCGTTCCGAAAAGATTGGCCTCTCCAGTTATTTAAGCACGCACTCCAGAAAGCTGTCGCTGACGGCAAACAGTGGGTTGGTTGGACTGGGGGCGAGGCGCAGGCTGAACGGTATGATTTGAGTAATAAAGTCAGTGCAGTTGAATACTTGCCATTAACTCAGACATTGTTAGCGTTCGATCTCAGTGGAGATGAAGTTTTTAACCAAGCTGTTCCAAGGGAGAAAATTGCTGACTATGTAGGCAAAGAAGTTGCTGAAAAGCTACTTGCCACAGAGCCGTACACAATCGGGTCTCGCAAACAGGTTCATGCATTAAAGGGCGTTGACTTAAAGCTCGGCGGCGAAGGCATGATTGGCTTCTACGACACAATCCTGCCAAAAGAGATTGGAAAGTATGTGAAGCAGTGGGGTGCAAAAGTCGAGAAAGGCGGAATTCCAAACCCTGACAAGGGGATGAAAGGGCTTGCGGTAGGGTTTGATGGAACTGACTACTGGCTCAACGAAGGATCGTTTGGCAAAAGGGTTCCCGGGGTTGGCCCATTTAAGTCTTACATTGAAGCTGACGACGCTCGAAATGCTTTAAGCAAAGGACAGGAGCAAATCTGGAAGGTCAACATCACTCCAGAAATGTCTGAATCTGTTTCTGGTGGGCAGGCTCGGTTCATGCCATCAAAAACTGTTGCTGGCAAAGAAAACGACCTTACAAAAGAGCCTGTAACTGAAGAACAAAAACAAGCTCAACGGCAGTTTGTTCAGAGTATTGTGCCAGCCAACACAATGGCTAAGGCAAAGGGTATTCCTAGCAAGATTCCAGACGAATACGCAGACAAGCCGTTTTTGCCAATTATGGCAGACCTTCTCGGAGGAGGCGGGCAATACAAAGGAGTCGAGATGCAGGGTGGTCCAGCGTATCCAGTGATGAATTACGACGGCAACAATATGACTGCGGCTTGGTCATCAACTCGGGAAGGGGTTGAATCAATCCTTGGTGACCTTGTTAAGACGGGGTCAATTTGGAAAGACAAAAACGGCAAACATTGGGCAATTGTTTCTCCGTTCTCAATGTCTCAAACTGCCCATCAGGCAAATAAAAACTTTGGCCGGGTTTTTATGAAGGAAGTTGCTAATGCTGTTAATTCTGGACAAGTTAGTCCTGCGGCAGCAAATGCATTGGCAAATGAAATTCGCAACATCAAGGGTGAAAAGGTAAGCCTGTCTGAATTCCCTGATTTGAATAGCCCTCAGATGGACGAGTATTTTTCTGGGCTATCCTTTGAATCTCGGGCTGCAATTGTAAAAGCTCTCACAAAGAAAGAGTCTCAAGAAATGGGGGTTCCAATTTCTGAGCGCACTCTCAGAGAAACAAGAGACGCTTCTTACCACGGAATTGACTCAGGAAACCTTCTTTCGATGCTTTTAATCGACATTGATCGGATGGCTAAACAGGTGCCTGTGATGGAAAAGCAAGGCCGGGGGAAAGACGCAAAAGAAGTCGATACTGGAGAGACAAAGTGGAAACTGCGAGATGACTTGTCGGCTGCTGATCTTGGAGTTCCAGAGCACCTTACTTACAACACAGTGCTTCCGGGCAAGATGATTGCTCACTTTCAGACTCCAGTGCCGTTTGATGTTGGAATGCCTGATCCAATTAGGCAGATCAAAGAATACGTTGCTGAAAACAAGCCAGCAAAGATTCAAGAAGCGCAGGGAGATTTAGCGGCTAAAGAAGGTATTCTTTCCAATTTGCAACTGAAGATTGGAGACAAGTATCAAGAGCTTACTTCCGCTCGCGAAGGGCTTGCGGCAGCGGAAAAACTACTAAAGAGAGAGTCTGCAAAAAACACTCCAGATAAAACCAAAGTTGCTGAATACAAGGCTTCTATTAAATCTTTGAATTCGGCCATCTCCAAAATCCTAAAGAAATCTCCAGACATAGAGAAGCAGATGGATGATGCGTTGGAGGCAAGGAGAGTTGCAGAAAAGGCAGTAGGCACCGCTGAACGGTATGACATTCGCCCGGATTACGCCTATCAAGGCCGAATCCCAACGGGCATCACTGCTCAAAAGCTTAACCCGCAGGTGATGGGGTCAATAAATGAGGCTCAAAACCTGCAAACGCATCCTGCTGTTGCTCGCGCAATGGCTGCTGCCATCACAGATAATTGGACTGCAATTGCAGGGCAAAAGACAGCAGGGATGACTGAGTTTTTGCACGCAATCAAGCGGAATGAGGCTGCTGAGACGCTGACTCAATACGACCCGTCCATTTTGAAAGAGGATATCAAATCTGGAAAAATGTCATTATACACGCTTCCAGAGAACGATGTTTGGTTTGGGTTAAAAGCTCGGAAAGATGGTGGGAAAGAACTGGTTGGCGTAATGAACAACTCTGGGCTCGGTGGGATGTTAAACCTTATGATGGCAAAGGCTCTTCAAGAGGGAGCTACAAACCTCGACTGTTACGGGGTGAATATTGCTGGAAGGAACGCTGAGTTGTTGCCTTCGTTGTATGCTCGCCACGGGTGGGTGGAATACGACCGTTCTCCATACGATAAGCAGTTCCTTGTTGCTATGCCAGAAAACGCTACTCCAGAGCAAAAAGCTCAAGTGGAAGCAGCTCGGGACAAAAAAGAAGCTGCGCTGAAAGCACAATGGACGGCTCAAGGTTGGGATGGACAAAAGATGCCTGATCTGGTTTACATGAAACATGAAGGAGTCAGAACAAAACCTGTTAGCAACCCGACTGGATCAAGCATACTCAGAGGAAAGGTTGCAAGCTCTCGGAGAGCAGCAAGCCGAGCTTCTAGCCAAATTCGTGGGGCAGGAGGTGGCGAAGCTGGGGGACAAGTCTCCGACAGTGGAGCAGCTTCAGGGGATTCTATGGGAGGTGGAAAACTATTGGCCCGAGGAATTGATACCTTTGTCAAAGAGTTGGGAACAGCCACGCCAGACCAACTCAGAACTCTCGGCATCACTCCAGAGTTAGCAAAGCAAATCTTAGATGCAGTTACCTTTGGCTCAAAATATTAACGAATGAAATCATCCAAAACTCCAAAGCTTTCCGTAGCCAAAGGCGACAAGCTCCCTGTATCCCGGGGAGCTGGCCTCACCGCAAAAGGCCGCGCCAAAATCAACAAGGCTACAGGCAGCAACCTCAAGGCTCCCGCGCCTCATCCTAAGACTAAAGCTGACGCAGGCCGCAAACGGTCATTCTGCGCCCGTATGAGTGGTATGCCCGGGCCAATGAAAGACGAGAAAGGTCGCCCCACTAGGAAGGCTGCATCACTCAAACGCTGGAACTGCAAATGAAAGACCCTAAAGACGTAGTGTGCCTTGTTGTTGACAACGGGCTGTTCTGCGAGCTGGCAATCAAGCTCGCAAAGACTTACAAGAAGGTGTATTACTACGTCCCTTGGGAGTCGGCATTCCCCCGGCTTAATCTTGCTAAGATCGGGATGGGTATCGATGAGCTGGAGCTTGTAGACTCAATTTATGGCCCTCACTACGACGAGGTGGACCTATTCTGCTTCCCCGACATCTATTTTGGATACGAGCAAGAGCACCTACTCAAGCAAGGCAAGGTGGTCTGGGGCTCCCGCACCGGGGAGTGCCTTGAACTTCAACGCGAAGGCATGAAAGCCATTATTCAGGAACTGGGGCTCCCAGTGGGCAAGTTCGCTCACGTCAAAGGGATGGCTGCTCTCCGCGATTACCTACGGGAGCACGACAATGTCTACGTCAAAACCGACAAATACAGGGGCACGTTTGAGACTTTTCATTCCATCAACTACGACCTTGTGGAGCCTAAACTGGACGAGGTCGAGTGGTCGCTCGGCAGGTTCAAGGATATCATCGAATTTACGGTGGAGGATGCTCTCGAAGACAAAGTTGAGTTCGGTACGGATGCGTGGACCATCGACGGCAAGTTCCCCTCGAAGCTCATCTCTGGGCTCGAAATCAAGGACTGCGGGTTTGCTAGTGTGTTCAAGAACTACAAAGACCTTCCTGAGCCGCTGACCCGGTTTAACGAGCGGATGAAGCCTGTGTTCGAGGCTTACGGCTACCGGGGCTTTTTCTCCACCGAGATCCGTATCGGGGCCGATCACGAGCCTTACATGATTGACTTCTGCGCCCGGGCTCCTTCGCCTCCTAACGAGCTTTATCAGGAGCAGTATAAGAACCTTGCTGACTGCATCTGGGCCGGGGCAAACGGCATTGTGATCGATCCTGAGCCTGTTGCCAAGTACGGGGCTGAGATTATGCTGCACTCGTCCTTTGCCGACAAGAACTGGCAACCAGTGCGCTTCCCCGAGGAGATCCGCGATTACGTTAAACTCCGCAACATCTACAAGGACGACCGGGGATACTTCGTAGTCCCTCAGAGCTGCGGTCTGCCAGAGATCGGCGCAGTTGTCGGGCTTGGGAATACGCTTGAGGAAGCCTTCGATCATGCGCTAGAAAACGCAGAGCTTGTTGAGGGGTACTACCTCGAAGGTAAGACTGGCGCAATTGAGCAGGTGCGCGAACAGATTGATAAAATGGATAAACTAAACTTGAGCGTTTTCGATGAGGATTGAGATCAAGACTGTAGATCCCAGCGCAATGCGGTATCCCACCGCAGGCGACTGGGAATGGCTTGCTGATGGGGCTCTAATGCTGACTGTGCCTGAGTATGGCGGGAACGATGTTTCCGTCCTGCTGGTGGCCATTCACGAGATGATTGAGGCGTACCTGTGCAAGCGGGACGGCATCACTGATGAAATGGTCACCAAGTGGGATACAGATAATCCGCTGCTTGAGGAGCCCGGGGACGACCAGAATGCCCCATACCACAAGCAACACGTCATCGCGATGGCTATTGAGAAAGAGTGCGCGACGGCAACCCGGACTGACTGGAAAGCTCACGACAAGTGGGTGTTTGATGTTGGAAACGAGGTAGAGCGCATTGAGAAGCGGGGTGAGTTACGGAATAGCCGCATCCTCCTCGAAGGTGCCCGGCACTGGGCAGAGTTGCACTTGTTTGCCCTACGCAACGACAGCAAGCGCAGAGCCGTCCACAATTGGTTTCTAGACTGGTACGGAGACCTCCCGTTCGATGCCTGTCCCTGCAAGGATCACGCCGACCAGTGGATCAACCAGAATCCCCCTGACTACTTCAACCTATTTGACTGGAGCGTCAGGTTCCACAACGCAGTCAACGAGCGTATCGGCAAGCCGCAGATTGAGTTAAATGCAGCCCGGAAGCTTTGGCAGACTAGATCCTTTTAAAATGACATATCCCAAAAACTTCCCGGTGTTTCCCGTTGCCCCTTATGCAGGTGACGAGGTTAACCCGTCCTACAGAGGCAACACTGGCATAGGCGTGCGTGAATACTCTGCGCTTGTGATTTTGCATGCATTACTCACGAACCCAAACTATTATGGGGCACCAGAGGAAGCAGTACTTGATGCTTTCCTGCTGGCTGAGAAATTCCACAACGAACTCTTCAAATGAAAGCGCAATCCTCCTCCTCTGCGACACTAAAGTTCGCATCACCAGAGATTAACGTAGGTCTTGACGCAGCTAAAGGCGAGATGCCTAAGCCTGCCAAAGAGCCCAAAATGCCGACCGGGGGCAAGACTCCAAAGATGCCCAAAGATGCAAAGGTCATCGTTGCTCAGTCCAAACGGAAGCGCATGCCCAAACGGAATAAAATGTAATGCAACTCCCTGATTCTATTCAACAAACCATCGACAACCTCAATCTCCAAGGCGCGACAGCTCAGGAGATTGCCAAAGACCTTATTGAGCAGGCTAACCAGTTTGCGTTCAGACTGATGGTCGCAAGCGCACTGCTTGAAAAGATTTCTGGAGAGGTAAAAGACTTCGCCAATGAAAGCAAAGAACAGCTACAGCAGAACGCACAGTAAGACTCCCGGTGCTGCGGAAGCTGCTGCCCCCCGGTCACATGCGGCTCCTGCTGCGTCTGAGACTGGTGGCAGCAAAGAGGCTCGACCGAAGCGTACTGATATCATTCGCAGGCACTTGCTCACAGGAAGGAAAGATCCCAACGTATGAAAAACAAGAATCCTCACCTCCAGCGTCATATCGAAATCACTGAGACTCAACAGGAACTGCGCAGTAGCCGTTTGAGTCCCGAGAAGAAGAAGAGTCTCAACAGCAAGATTGGCGGGCTCAAGAAAGGGCTTCCGACAAAAAACACGTTGAAGTGATGCTTGAGTTCAGGAATCCAATTCCTGTCAAGACAGAGCTGGGTGACGGGATGGCTATATATGTCACGAACTCAGGCACTTTTGCCAATGATGTTTGGGCTGTTGTGCTGAACGATGGCAACATTCGGCACTTCAGATCCGACCAGCTCAAGATAGAAAAGAACAGCACGTTCAACATTGATCCATATGTCGCAACCCATTAAGTCAAACCAGTTTAGCCACGGGGCAGGCAAGGGAGACGAGCCTCGCCCGGTGGACAGAGCAAAGTATCGGTCTAGATTTGACGAAATTCGGTGGTCTGGAGCCCTAAAAGGTAAGCCGTTTAAGCAAAAAGACGGTCGCACAAAGTACGTCTACTGAGCAGGTTGCAAACTATTTGCATGCACAGTGCATTTTTGTGTGTACAGCACAAGCGGTTGACCTTAGTGTTCTCAACGTCAGCAGCAACCATCAAATATACATAAATATGCCAGAAAAAACCTATAAACGCGACACGCGCATCATCCAACCAGCGTGGTTAGACAACCCGTACCTTCCAGAAAACACGCTCAAGCGCACTCGCTTAACTGCTGCAATCTGGCTAACTATCGGAGTGATAATACTCATTTGCGACGGCCTTGCTCTGGCGCATTTTGCCGACAATTACGTCGAAGCACTCATCCTCGGAGTGCTCACTGTGCCTTCTTCCATTTTCGTAATCCTTTGCGCGTTGGAGGCTCGTAAGTAATGAGAAAAAACCTCAAGAAATGGGACGCAGCTCTTGCCCGCGAAATGCTGGCAAACTGCACTGGCAAAGACCGCACTCAAAAGAAAGTTCTTGAGTTGCTTCGAGGCGTGTATCGGACCACCTCAATGGTTCGCAAAATCATCACAATCCACAATTTGCCAACCGAGCGGCGTGATGCTCGAATCACCCAACTAAAGCTTACAGAGGAAGCCTTCCAGAGGCTCTACACATTCTGCAAAGGAATCTACGACCAAAGCTGGAGAGCTTACACCAAACAGGAGGAGGAGATGCATTACGCCTGTCGTGCGTTTCAAGCCCTCAAACGGGAAAGAAAACCGCTAGAATGGGTTTGGCAGCTCGGCTTCCTCCCAGAGTCAGAGCGGGCTCACACCGCTTGCGTCATCTGGTGGGATATTTTTGCAGAACGGGAATGCACCAATCGATTCACTCCTTTTGACCAGTGGCTTGATGGCTTTAAGCCGACCAACTTTATTTCCAACGAAGCCCTACGCAAAAACCTTGTTGCCTGTGGCTATCCTAAACTTGTAGCCGAGCGTCGAGTGCTCGGTGAAGACATTGAAGAAACTGAAGAACTAGAAACCGTATGAATATCAGACCATCATCACTACCTAAGCTCGCAGCCTGTCCCTGCTACGAGTCCGCTCCCGGCGAATCATCCCCAGCAGCGCAGCGAGGCACCCGCCTTGACGAGGTGTTTCGTAGCGTTATGCAGGGTAACGAACTGCCTGCCCTCGAAACTGAGGACGCATCAGCCGTAATCTGGGCAACCGACACGCTCAAACAACTTGCTGATGGGTCGCACTGCATCACGACAGACGAACTGTGCAAAGTCACACTGCCCAACGGCATGACCGGGACTTGCGATGCTGTCGTCCCCGGCAAGTGGTTTCACGCTGACCTCAAGTCCGGTCTCGTCCGTAATTACCGGGAACAGATGGCTGCGTATGCGCTCGGGCTGATGGAGCAATACTTTGTTGATAACTGGACAGCTCACCTGCTGTTCTGTGACGCTCAAAAAGTCGTCTCGTTTGAGTTTACCTACGCCGAAGCGCAGGCATTGGTTGACGGCATTGTAGCTACGGTTTCTAACCCGGAAAAGAAACCGTCAGTGTGTGAGTACTGCAACTGGTGCTCAAAAGTGGAGACCTGCGCCCCCCGGATGGCTGCGCTCGACTCCAGTCTAGCAACGACTGAGGACTCGTTTGCTGCGGTGCTAGCAGACCCGGTGCGCCTTGGGGACTTCCTCGCAAAATGCAAAGTGTTCGAGAAGTTCTGGGATTCCGCAAAGGACAAAGCCCGAGAAGTGCTCGAATCTGGCGGCGAGGTTCCGGGGTGGAAGCTACAGAAAGGACGCACCAGCAAATACATTAGCGTTCAGAACCAGCTCGGAGCTATTGGCCCCATTACAATTGAGAAGCTGCTTGAGGCTCAGGGTGCGATGAGTGAAAAGAAATTCCGCGAGATCTGGCCGAAAGAATTGCCTTTCCCTGAACAAGCGGTAGAGTCAAAAACTGCAAGCAAATCGTTGGTACAAATCTAGCAAATACATACATATGGAACTAAGCATCGAAACAATTGAACGGATGGCTACGCTTGGAAGCAAGAGCGGGCTATTTGGAATCAAATCACCCGAGCAAGCTGCGGCACTCATGCTCATCGCTCAGGCAGAGGGCATCAGCCCAGCATTAGCTCTCCGCGACTATCACGTCATCAGTGGTCGCCCAACTCTCAAAGCGGACGCAATCCTTGCTCGTTTCCAGCAGGCTGGAGGCAAGGTCCGTTGGGTGAAGTTGACCGATCAGGAGGCGACAGCAGTGTTCTCGCATTCCGCCGGGGGCGAGGTGGAGATCAGTTGGACGATGGAAATGGCAAAGAAAGCGCAACTCCTCGGCAACGGGACTTGGCAAAAGTATTCCCGGGCTATGCTGCGGTCCCGGTGCATCTCGGAAGGGGTTCGCACTGTTTACCCCGGCGTTGTCTGCGGCGTTTACACTCCCGAGGAAGTTGAGAGCATTGACATTACTCCCGCTCCCGCTCGGGCTATTTCAGCCCCTGCCCCAGTGATGGAATTAAAATACGTTCCCGAGCAGGAATTGACGGCTACTGATGCTATCGCAGCCGCTGATAGTATTGAGGTGCTACGCAAAGTTTACACTGCCGCAATGCGGTCGGCGCAGAGTGAAGAAGAAAAGGCTGAATTGACAGCACTGAAGGACGCACGCAAATCACAGTTAGAATCCAAATAACATGAGCTACATTACAGAACCCGGGACGTACATTGCTTACGTCGAAGAGAACGCAACTTACCTACATCAGGATGATAAAGGCAGAGTAGTTTTGCGCATCCCTCTGTCCACCGAGGACGGCAAGCGGATCGTCTGGTCGGCATACTTGTCCACCGACGGAGGCAAGACTCGGGCAGCTAAAGCGATGATTGAAGCTTTAAAGGCCCCAGCAAACTGGGCTGCATTGCTGATGCAGAACGCTGACATTATCAGCGGCAAGCGAGTGGCAGTTGTCTGCGATTACGACAAGGATGGCAATGGTGAGGTTAAGGTCGGGAAGAACGGCAAGCCCTTCATCAACGCAAAGTGGCTTAATGATCCCGACCGGGCTTCTACTGGCGGCGATTCGTTTGAAGGCAAGCCAGTGGACGCTAGGTCGTTTGAGGCACTCGCTCGGGAGTTGAAGTCAGTGAGCCAGAACTTCCTGACAGAGCAGCCTACGCAAGCCGAGCTTAAGCCGCACAAAACGGTTAATGCTAAGACATTCAACGAAGACCTAGAGTCCGACGACATTCCGTTTTAATGGAAATAGCCTTCACCTTACCCGTTGACCCAATGAGCATCCAATTCGCTGGCAAGCGGGTAATGGTGAGGGGCGGACGACCAGTGTTTTTTAAACAGAAGCGGGCATCTGACTGGGATGCTCAGATTGCCCGCCTTTCTGCTCCTTATTTGCCTGAGCAGCCGTTCACCGGGCCTATCTATATGGAAGTGACGTTCGTGATTAAGCGACCGCAGGCATTGATGGGAAAGAAGCATTCCCCGGGGCGTGTCCCGCACACTAAACGCCCGGACGTAGACAACCTTCAGAAAGGGCTACAGGACGCTCTCAAGGCATTCTGGCAGGATGACAGTCAGATAGCCGACCTGCACCTCACAAAATGGTACGCAGCTAAAGACGAAGAGCCTTCGATCCGGGTTCGCATTCAGCCTATTTAAATTATGAAAAAACAATCTCAGACCGCTGCCGTTGACTGCGCTAGCGATTCCGCTAATATGCCAAAGAACCCGCATGCGGTTGCACTCGGGCGACTCGGTGGAGCTGCTGGCACTGGTGTTAGCAAGGCAAGGACTCCAGAACAATGTCGCAAGGCTGCTGCTGCTCGATGGGAAAAGCACCGTCAACAAAAAGGCCAATGAAACATTACCCTCGGCATATTGGAGATTACCTCCGCGACACTGGGCACCTAACGCTATTAGAACACGGGGTGTACTCTCGACTGCTCGATATTTATTACGCCGGGGACGGTCCAATTCAAATGGACATTGAGACGTTGAGCCGCAAGTTGAGCGCAAGGACTGTGGAAGAAAAGGAAGCTGTTCGAGCAATCTTGAGCGAGTTTTTTACGCTTTCGGAGACCGGGGCGTGGGTCAATAAGCGGTGCGAAGAGACGCTTGCAAAGTACAGAACCTTTGGTGACCAGCAAAGAGCCCGTATACAGAAACGCTACGGGAAAAGTACGGCAAAGTTACCGACGGTAGAAGAAAGTGTTCCGACGGTAGATTTACCGTATACGGCAGAACCTACCAAACCAGAAACCATAAACCATAAACCAGAAACCAATAGTGTGTTAACACACACAGAGGTCGCTGCCGCTCCTGTGCGTGCAACTCGTGCGCAGCAACTACCTGCTGATTGGGTTCCCACCGATCATCACCGAGAGATAGCAGCGATTGAACGCAAAGACCTCGAACGCGAAGCTGAGAATTTTCGCGATTACCACTGCGCTCGGGGAAACGTAATGAAAAACTGGAATCTTGCGTTCAACACTTGGCTTCGTAACCAGTTCAATTCCAGCAAGAATACACCACAAAAGCATGACCACAGAGCTGAAAAACGTAGTGGAGAGTTTCCTGAGCCAAAGCATGACCTCATCATCTGGAACGACCTATAAAGGGTTATCAGAGGAAGAGTTAGCGGAGCGCGAGGCAAAGCAGTCTGCTAAAGAAGCCAGAATTAGAGCCCAAGCAATCCTTGCCGAGGCAAAGCTCCCGGTGCGCAATTTGGAAAAGTTTGAGTCGAAGCACCCGAAATGGGACCGCATCGACACCCGGCTTAAGGCCCGGCTCGGGGACGGTTTCATCATTGCGCTCCTTGGCCCGAGAGGCACTGGAAAGACCCAGCTTGGCTGTAGTCTATGCCAAACGTCGGCAGAGAGGGGTAGAAAGTGCCTTTACGGCTCGGCAATGGGCTTCTTTTTGGACATTAAAGAGTCGTTCGATGGGGTGAAGTCGGAAAAAGCGGTGATAGACTTTTACGTTAAGCCTCATCTGCTGGTGCTCGACGAGATGCAGGAGCGGGGTCAGAGCCAGTGGGAAGACAGGTTGCTAACCCACCTTATTGACCGAAGGTACTCAGCAAAGAAGGACACGCTTTTGCTTTCTAACCAGAGCAGTAAGCAGTTTGAAGAAGCGATGGGAGAGTCAGTCGTCTCCCGCATCCTCCAGACCGGGGGGATAGCAGTATGTGACTGGGAATCATTTAGAACCAAAGAAAGGACAAATTAATATGCCAGTAGGATACCCGGGGGACTCTGATCCCCGAGATGAAGAGCCTGAGTGGGAATGCGTTCGCTGCGGCGGCGTTGTGGTGAACATTGGCCCGGAAACGGCTGAGTGTCTGGATTGCAAAATGATCTTTGAAAATGACGAAGACTTTACCGAATAAACAGCAAGCTTTGGTCTTCTGGCTCAGAGCTTTAGAGATGGAATACGCTGAGATAGCACGCCATCTGGGAATGTCTGTTGTGCAGGTTCGAGGACTACATACGCAGGCACAGAAACTAGCGACAACTCAGGGACTTGCGTACAAGGTCACAAAGCCGGGGGAGACTCCGAGAGTGGGAAGCGGCATGAATGTGCTGAAAGAATTAGCGAAAGAAGCTGGTTTGCATGCACGATAGTGGCCTGTAAGTTGTGCTGCGGCAGGGAATTGTAAAAATGTGGAAAAAAGTATTTACATGCACTTTGGATGCACTAGAGTGATCCCTGTCAGCCAACTTTATCCACTGAATCAAATGAACTCATTCACCCTTAAGCACACAATCACTGGCATCACCGAAACCTTCACTCGCTTTGGCGAAAAGGTTGAAGTTCGTAGCAACACAAACTTCAAGCACATCCCTAGCGTTGGCTGGCTCTCGGTTAACGAAGCCCGCGAGCTTTGGAAGGAAATGACTCAGAACGGTTGGGTTCGCATCTAAATTACCTTGGCAGGGGTTCCATCCCCCTGCTACATACATACATCAATTTATGCTCACATACATCAAACCTAACTGGGACAAAGACGAAGCTTTCTTTGTCGAAACGTGGTGGGACAACAGCTCCCGGGTCTGGATCACTCAACTCAAGGACAGCAACCTCAATCAGGTGGGAGAGGTTGAGCAGACGGCAAACAAGCCGAGCGCAAAGCTGGCGCACAAGCGACTCATCGATCAGGTCACAGCAGGCTACATCCCTTTCATTGAACAGCATTTCATCAAATGAACGAGCGCATCCTTACAACAAAAGGCACCCTTCTTTCCCGGGAAGGGTTTGTCACCCAAACTAACGTAGAAGTCGCAGCACACTACGACGGTCCCAACCGTTACATCCGGGTCGGCAGCGCACTATACTGGCGCGACGATATGGACGAACGTCAGGACGACCGCATCACTTGCCTCGCATCTGGGGCTGTTATCCTGCTATGAGCTTGCTCACCTACAAAGTCAGTGCCGACCACAAGGCAATGTGGTTTCAGATCATTCAGGCTGAGTCGCACTACGATGCGCTTGCACTAGCATCGAAGAAATACAACATTCCATTCAACAAACTCTCAGCAACATTATGGCAAGCTACTCGCAAGTAAAATACATCGAAGGTTCAAGAATGTGCAGGGGCGAAAGCCCGGACATTGAAGACGATTCCCTAGAGCAAGCAGAGGAAGAGATCCGAAGTCTCAAGAAACAACGCAGCGCAGCCATTGGCTTGTGCTCAACCCTGCTCCGGGGCATCAGCATGCAGGCAAACCAGCCAGCCCTTGCAGCGACCGTTCTGAGCGCGGCAAAGGCAGATTACGATGAACTGATTAAGACACTATGATGGACGACGCAAACTACGTTAAAATTGTTTCCCTTGAAAGCAAGGTGCAGCAACTTCAGGCAAAGGTGGATGAGCTAACAGTCACGCTAGAGCACGAACGCAAAATCCACCTGAAGGTCGCCTTCCACGCCGACCGACTCCACCTACAGCTCCAAGCCATCAGAGAAGCTGCCATTGGCGAACTCTGCGGGCTCATCGCTGACGGCCCCGAGAACTTAGAAGGACTTCAAGAACGCGAATGAATTTACAAGAACGCATCCAGCTCTGGCTGGAAAACACCGTCACCGAGGACGTAGAGATCCTGATGGCCGAGAACCTCCTTGAGGCTTTCATTGGCTTGCAGGTAGACGGCACAGACACTGTCCGGGCTGTTTACGATGCCGACAAGATACTTTCAATCTTAGTCCGCGAAGGCATGACCTACGAAGATGCCTTAGAATATTACGAGTTCAACATCTCCGGGGCTTATGTCGGCCCGGGCACTCCCATCTTCATCAACCGTTTCCCTGAAGCATGAACTTCCATCAAACCATCCTTCCGTTATTCCAAAAAACCCGAGCCCAGTGGCTTCACGAAGCCCGGCTCACTGCTCTTACAGTTGGAAACTGGAAAGCCTCTCAAGGCGAACCTCCGCACGTCACAGCAGACGATATCCACAGACACTGTCCTATCCCAGACGGCATCGACCCCCGGGTAATGGGCGCAGTCTTCACCAAAGACGGCTGGCGCAAAGTCGGCTACGTCAACTCAACCAGAGCAATCTGCCATCACAGACCCATCGCACTGTTTGAGATGCTATAGGCGACCGCTAGGTCAGCCGTAAACAGCAAGAGCCAGTAAGACTGCCACAACAGCAGCTACTGGCTCCCTTGCTTTGCTATAAATAAGGGTACACACAAGCTGTCGAGCATAAAAGCGTTTTCTGACGCAAAAAACATTATTCTGGTAAAAAGAGTCAGATTAGTATTTCACCTTATATACCGTAATCCTTATCGGAATAGTCGGGATTAACAATTCAATGAAATGAAGACAGAGGGATTCGCACTACACATTCTCTATTGCAACTCACTTGCATTATGCCACGCCTAGTTAACCGTCTACACGAACGCTTTTGCTGGTTGATTGCAGATGGGATGGGCCACAAAGAGGCTTACCTGAAGCTGAACCCGGGAGTCAGCCAGCCCGGAGCGCAGGGCAAACACCTGATCGATAGACTCGATGTGAAGGCTCGCATTGCCGAGATACAGAACGAAGTGCAGTCCCGGGCCATTGCCTGCATTGACCTCAAGCGTGACCTACTGCGGCAGATGATCGAAGGCTCAGTGCCCACTAAGGTAATCAGGAAGGCCGACGGCAAGGTAGAAGCCGTATTCGACCGTCTCGCTGCCCTGACTGTTGATGCCAAGCTCGCCGGGGAGTTTGCCGAGGATCGCAAGCCGATTGCTGACGATGGCATCAAGCTGACGTTCGAGGTGTACCATCGCAACAGCAAGCCTCCTAAAGAATACCTAGAAGCTGAGGTCATCGCCCCGGAGCCTGTCCCTGCCGATCCTTCACTCGCACCGCAGCTTACACTTGATCAGTATAGTAACGCACCTTTGGATCAGCCCGACCTCGATACACTGAAGAAACAGTACCTTGATAGCTAACCTGTTGATGTTCAAGGGACTAACGCAATAACTTAATACAACACACGTCATATGGAATTGGATTCACTGATTTGCAAGCACTTACACTTATATGCACTATGAAACTACAAAGGATCTAGCCAGAGAGAAGTCGGTGCTCGACGTACTCTGCAAGCGGTGGAAGTGCAACTACTTCAAGCTCCCTGCTCGGTACTACGACCTTGACTATGCACTACTTAGGGACGGCAAGCTGCGGTGCTTTGTAGAGATCAAGACCCGGTCTAATGCGCAAGGAGCCTACCCTACGGCAGTTGTTGGGTTCCGCAAGGTTAACGCTGGGCTGATGCTCGCAGACCGGGCGGGAGTGCCCTTCTACCTTGTGTACAAGTGGACCGACAAGATTGGCTACACTGGCACGTTCAATGGAGAGATTCTCTACGGAGAACGCTGCGACCGAGGAGACGATCAGGACGCTGACCTCTGGATGCATATCCCGGTCGGGCAATTCATCAACCTATGAAGACATACTGGGAATACTGCTGGGATGAGTATCCGCTCGGGAGTTGGTGGCGGGACAAGGGAACTGGAAACTATTTTATGATCACGCGGCTCGACAAGGCAGACAGCTTGACGGTGAACGTGCGCTTTGAATCTCGGTACATTGCCCGGTACATTGCTGCGCCCAATGTGTACGCGGAGATGGAGCGAGTATGAGCGACGAACTATTCGCAACCCTCCCGCCGCCTCTGGCTCGGGCCATCAAGGTGTGCCTAGCAGCCCGGGAGCTGGCAGACTCCTGCGAGGAGCGAGGCATGATCCGGGCAGCAGGCTTCATTGCCCGGGCAGCACTTAAGCATGCTGGGCAGCTATCCCTGTCCGACGCACTGGCAGAGCGCATCATCCGAGAGTACGTCACGCATCTGTTAGAGGCAGACCTGTTCGAGGCTGCTGCGATCCTGCTATGGGGGCCGGGAGCGTTTGACTGGCGACCAGAGAGCTGCCGCCGGGTCTGGCAGGGGCTGATGGCTACCGACAAGCTGCTAGTGCAAGGAGCTGGCTCGATGGGCAAGTGTCTAGCTCTGGGCACACCTGTGATAATGGCTGACGGATCTATGCGAGCCATTGAAGCGGTGCAAATGGGCGATAGTGTGATGGGGCCAGACAGCAAGCCTAGGCTAGTGCTACAGACTCACTCTGGCGTGTCACCTATGTATAGAGTGACGCAGGACAGGGGAGAGGCGTACACAGTGACAGACGATCACATCCTAACGCTAGTGTGCTGTGCCGACAAGCTGAACGGAGACGGTAAGACGGTGTCGAGCGGCTACACTAGGGGACGAGTGATTGACATGTCTGTACAGGACTATCTGGCATCTTCTGAGCAGTTTAAAGAGTACTACAAGGGGTTGTTCACTGGCGTTGAGTTTGAGACGCAAGAGTGCCCGGTTGACCCATATGTGTTTGGTTTGTGGCTAGGTGATGGCTCGGCCACTGGAGATGCCTTGAACCTTACGACAAAAGATGCACCGATAGCACAGGCTTGGACAGCATACTGGGCAGCTAATGGCTACATAGTGCGAGTGGCAACAAAAGCAGGCAACAAGGCATCAACCTACATTGTGCGGAAGCATACGCTTCAAACGATTATGGGGTTTGCATTGCAGGGCAAGAGCAAGCAGGTGCCTGAGTGTTACAGGGTGAACAGTAGGGAAGTAAGGTTACAGGTGCTTGCCGGGTTCATTGATACGGACGGCTATGTGGCAGGTAGTGGGTATGGGTTTATTCAGAAGAACAAGGATGTAACGGACGGCATTGCATTCATTGCCAGAAGCCTTGGGCTTACGGTGACTGTGGCCAAGTGTCGCAAGCAGTGTGTGAACAATGGGGTGTGGGGAGACTACTATCGGGCACACATTAGCGGTGACTGTTCAGTGATACCTTCTCGCATTAAGCCAGCTACAAAGCGAGGCAGGCGTGCGTGTCTGGGTCAGAAGCTGACAATAGAGCCAGCAGGCGAGCAGGCGTACTATGGCTTCACGTTAGATGGGGATCACAGGTTCCTACTGGGAGACTTCACTGTGACACACAACAGCTACGGTGCGGCGGCTTGGTTCTATCTCGACTGGTTCCGCGACCCGGACTGGACGTGTATCAAGGTAGTCAGCTTGACGGCTGCTCACGCTACCCGGAACATCTTCGCCAGCATCAAGACGTTCCACCGTACTGCACTGGTGCGCCCCCGGGGACTTGATGAGGATCTAGCGACCAGCATTCAAAGCACTACAGACAGCAAGCAAGGCATCCACCTAGTCGCCATCCCTAAAGGCGAGAGCGGCCACGGGACACTGCGAGGCTTTCACCCGTCGCCCCGGTTCGGCCCGACGCACGAACGCTGGGGTAAGGTGAGCCGCACGCACGTCATTCTAGACGAAGCCGAGGAAGTGCCGGATGGGGTCTGGGCAGGCGTGCAAAACATCCTGTCTGCTGCTGACAGCTCGGTGCCCGGGCGCATCAAGATCTTCGCAGCCAGCAACCCTCGCGACAGGACCAGTCAGTTCGGGCAGCGGTGCGAGCCTAAGTTTGGCTGGGGCTCTGTAGAGATGGAGGCCGACAAAGACTGGACCTCCCGCGACGGCTGGCAGGTGATCAGGCTCGACGCTGCCGACTGCGAGAATGTTAAGGAGCAGAAGGTAGTGTTTGCAGGCTTACAGACCTACGAGGGCTATATGGCCTATGTGAGCCGGGGACGGACGGCAGAGGCTAGCACGATGGCCCGGGGATGGTTCCCTGACGAGGGCATCTCGATGGGCATCATCTCGCCTGCTATGATGGACAACGCAATGGGGATGGTGCGGTTCGTTGGACCTGTGGTGCCGCTGGCAGCGTTCGACTTAGCACTGGAAGGCGTCGATCAGGTGCTCTGTAGCTATGGCAGGTTTGGGCTATCGGACGGCTGGACCGACCGGGCTGGCAAGTTCCACGAATTCAAGTCACCCCGGACAATGCTCCAACTAGACAGTCAGATGCCGTTTCCAAAGGCGGCTACGATGGAGCAAGCAGCGGCTATCGTGCGGTTCTGTAAGCAGATGAAGATCTCGCCCAACTGGCTGTGCGTGGACCGTACTGGGAACGGTGCAGGCATTCACGACGTACTGTGCTCGACGTTCGGGTCGGAGGTGATGGGTCTGAACTATAGCTGGGCAGCGACTGATACCCCGGTGATGGGAGACGACTCACAGAAAGCAAACGAGCTGTACAACGGACTGGTGACAGAGCTGCTGTTTGCGTTGAGCAAGTATCTGGAGTTTGAGTGGTTGAAGATCAGCCCGGGCTTTCGGAATGACGACCTGACGAAGCAGGCTACATCGAGACGGTACATGCAGAAGGGCAAGGGGATGGTGCGAGTGGAGTCAAAGAAGGACTACATCAAGCGGACTAGACTAGGCTCACCTGATGCACTTGACAGCTTGTCAATGTTAGTGCATTTGTTGCGTCAGCGGGGTGGGAATGTTGCTACGATGACCGAGCGCAAGCCTGAGACCTATGTGAAGCCCTTGGAGTCTATGGTGGACTCTGTGGGTGGCTATGTAGACTTCGCTGAATAGGATACATACAATGATTGAATTCGGAAGCAGATGGATCAGTAAAGGGGGCTGTATTGCCCGTGTGGTTGAAGCCACAAATGAGTACGTGATTTCCCGTTGGGAAGGAGAGTTTGATGGCATTAACCATCATAAGTCCAAAAAAGAATTCCTTGAAGCGTTCCGCCCCTACAACAGCAACTTAAACGAGGTGCCTATTGAGATGGGCAGTATGTGGTGGTACAGGTCAGAGGAGGGGGATCTCAAGCGAGCTGTTGTGGTCGGATATCTTGATGGTCGGGTGCTGCTGCATGATGACGAGGGAGGGGTTCATGCGAACCCTGTGACTGAGTTTGAGGGATTCAGCGGTGAAATTGACGAGCCTTGCTGGATTCGAGGCAATCCGTTCGACACTCCCCGGGCTGAGATGGTGGCTAGGATGAAGGCTATTCAGGCAGAGCTGGATGAACTGAAGCAATTGCTGGGCAAATAATTTATGAGAACCATTGAACAGAGAAGAGAACACGCAAAGGGAATGTGGAGTCGGATGACCCCGGAACAGAAGGCAACGAGGGCTGCAAAGATCAGTGCGGCATTGACTGGCAAGAAGCGTCGGAAGAAGCGCGAGGTCCGAGGCGGCGGCGGGATGAGTGAGATGACGTTCCGAGACTACGTTGCTGTCCGGGTGTTCCAGATGTATGTAGTGCAGGCTTCGGCTGCTGGCTGGAGTGAGAAGGACTGCGCTGCTAGTGCGTATGTGTGGGCTGATGCTTTGCTGGCAGAAAGGGGGACTAAGTGAGCGCACTGGACACGATGACTGACGACGAGCTGCGCAGGCTCAAGAACAGGTTGAATCAAGCTTTCATTCTGCTAGATGAGTACGAGGCAGACTGTAATTGCCTGTGGGACAGGAAGTGCGGAAAGTGCCGGGACAAACAGAAGCTGATGGAAGAACAGTAATACGCAGTAACATAAATTCATATGATCCCAAATACAGAAGAGTTAGTAAAAAACCTCCGCGACATTATTGCAGGACATCGAACAATAGATGGCATCCCGACTGACGAGTTGATAATGGCCGCCGACAGGCTGGAGGAGTTGCAACGGCTCAACGACTCTATGCAGGTAGATCGCCACCTCTGGATCAAGGTAGGGCGCGAGAAACTGCACGCAGCAGAAAAAGAGCGCGATGAAGCCCTTGCAAACGTCGAGGTTTTAAAACTTAACCGAGATGACTGGCAGGCGCAGGCAAATCTAGACGCCGTTAGAAGAGAACAATTAAGACAAGAATTGCACGATGCGCGGTTGGAAAACAGCGGGCAGGCGGCGTTGCTCGACGAATCCCGCGCCGAGGTGGAGCGCGTCAAAAAGGCCCTGCACAATGCATTGGCCGAAATAAGCAGGCTGGAAAAGATCACGCCTGTGGTCTCGCGCACTACAGTTCGCCCAGAACCCTCGCGACTGGAGATTGCGGCGATGATTTTGGCCGCTATGTGTGGGTCAACATACATATGGGCAGAGGCGGAAAGTGTGGCGCTTAAAAAGGCAGACGCACTCATCGCAGCAGCAGCCAAAGGAGGTTAAATGACCGACGAACAAATCAACGCGGCGATTGCCGAGGCGTGTGGCACCTTGAAGTGGAGTTATGCGCTACCAGTAAAAGTGCTAGCGCATACTGTTTCAGACTACTGCAACGACCTCAACGCGATGCATGAGGCGGAGAAGGTGATACTAAATGAGGTTAGAAAACAACGATCTTATCTTGGATGGCTTGGTTAGGAGGATGATTATATGGCTACCATTATCACTCTTTGTCACAGCACCGCCCGCCAACGCGCAGAAGCGTTTTTGCGAACGCTGGGCAAATGGGAGGAGGCAGAATGAGCACGCTGAGAGAGCGAAGTATGGAATTTATTCAGACACAGATTGCAGAGTTCACTGTGTTGCTCAAGACCATTTCGTCTTCTATGGCCGAGGACGCAGAGATCATCAACAAGGCCAAGGAAGCTAAGGAGCGGCTTGCAATTCAAAAGAAAGAGGCCACTGCTATTACCAATCGACTGAACGAACTGAAATGGGAATGGATGGACTTAAACTGGGCAGACATGCCAACAGAGGAGGAGGAAGAATGACCTGCAATAAATGCGGTGGAGACTTAAACGAGCACTCTCTCCTTGAGTGCAAGCGCATTCAGGAAAGCCGTAATAAACAAAATGCAGAGCTGATGCTTAGTCAGATTGCGTCTTACGTTGAGGGCTTTGCAAAGTCAGACGAAGACAGCACGTTGTTGTGCGTGTTGTACTTACTAGCTGACTACTACCAATTGAAGTCCAATGAGGCGTATCAGGGAATTGAACAAGAATTGAACACTAAAAACACAAATTAAACATGATATCATTTCACGACTACGAAGCCTGCGTGATCGACTGGGCAGAGGCTCGCAAGATCATCCCTAACTCAACTGCTGTTTCTCAGTGCCTCAAGGCGGTGTCAGAGATGGGAGAGCTTGCTGATGCTATCAACAAGGGCAACCGAGAGGACATGATTGACGCAGTGGGCGACGTGATTGTCTGCCTGATCAATTTGTGTGCCTTGGAAGATACCGACGTGACTGAGTGCCTTGGGCATGCTTGGCATGAGATTAAGGACCGCAAGGGAACCTTGCTGCCCAATGGGGTGTTTGTGAAGGAGGAGAAATGAGAGTGATGTTTACAATCATTGGAGGCATTAACGTCTCTGATTTAGCTCTTTTAACAGCAGCATTACCCAAAGGATCAGCAATTCGCAGTGCTGGCTCCATTGTTGGAGACAAGGGAGAACAGAGATTGATGGAAATATTGGTTCCAACTACCGAGGAATCCTCGGCAGATGAGAAGGAGGCGCAATGACTGACGAGAAAATCAATGCCTGCATTGCTGCGTTCTGCGGGTGGACTAATATCGACCCTCAGCATCGTTCTGGGCGAGCACCAGACCGGGAATGGTTAGGAAACGAGTTCCTGCCACAGTACACTCACGACTTAAATGCTATGCATGAAGCTGAGAACCAGATGAGCAGAGAGGACCAGCGAACGATGCACGTTTACCTTGTGCATGTTCTGGAGCGAGAGAAGCAGTTTGTTCCCGGATGGAGAGCAACAGCTCGGCAGCGTGCGGAAGCTTTCGTGAGGACAATCAGCAAATGGGAGGATGCATGAATCGAGAGGTTGACGACACATTTCACCACCCTAGACACGACCCTGTTGAGCATCCGAGCCATTACACCGAGCACCCGTCCGGGGTTGAAGCAATCACGATTTGCGAGCATATGAACTTCAATTGCGGGAATGCGATGAAGTATTTGTGGCGACAAGGGCTAAAGGGAGAAGCTCTTGAAGACTTAAAGAAAGCTCGGTGGTATATTGACAGAGAAATTCAACGTCTTGAAGCTCTTGAGTGATATGGAAGACCATCAATTTGATCGCTTTATGCTTGTGATCTGCTTCTGCTGGCTAACAGGAGCAGTGACTTGTTATTTGAACTCTAGGCTGGAGCAAGAAACCAAAGTGAAGATGGCTGAGATACAAGGCGACAAGGCTGTTAAATCAAAGTGACATGCCAGATTTGCACGTTTTCCATTTGAAAAAGAATTTATCTGTGAGAAACAAGTGGTTGCATGCCAAATATTACTCGCAGATGGAAACGATTTATGGCAGTGGGTTGCACTCACGGGCATCTCGTTGACCAGTCTCTGCTGAAACAGGTTTTCGCTTTTAAAGAGCGATGGAAGCCGCACACCTGCATAGCGTTAGGTGATCATATTGACCTTGCATGCTTAAGAACTGGGGCAATTGGAACGGCTGACGAGGCAGCGGACCCGGAGGGAGATTTAAACGACGGCTTGAACTTCATTTCGAGGTTTGAGCCGTCTGTTTATTTGTTGGGGAATCACGAACACAGGCTGTTCACGCTGATGGAATCGCCCCGGGCTATTGTTTCGTCGCTGGCTTGTCGGATCTATTCGCAGATCACCGACAGGGCAAAAGAGATTAAATGCGAGGTTGTGCCGTATTCCTTCCAAAATGGGTGGAGACAATATGGAGATGCATTGTTCGGCCACGGGTACATGATTAATGAAGCTGCCGTTCGCGATCACGCAGAGGCTATTTGTCAGGGTTCTGCCAACAAAGTGGTCATCGCACACCTGCACCGGGTCACGCAGGCAGAGGGACGCAATAGGGCGCATCCGACAGGGTATTGTGTGGGATGGCTGGGCGAGACAGAGCAGATGGGATATGCAGCCTTGCGGCGGGCCACGTCGAGCTGGAGCCGAGGCTTTGCATTTGGGGAATACACTGATAACGAGACAATTGTATGGCTGGCAAAAGAGACAAAAAATCAAACGTTCAAGCTTCCAGTGTAAAAAACTGGTTGGATGAATTAGCAGCGGAAGTGAATGTTCCGTTTGCTCCAGAGGGGTGGCATACTATTGCCACTATAGCCGAAAGATTAGATGTAGATCATCAAACGGTTCGTCGTATTCTTTCAAAGAGAAAGGCAGAAAGTAAAATATTTAGATGCGTTGCCAAAAATGGTAAAGTGTTTAGAACCCCACATTACAAATTATGAACCCAGTAAACGGTGAAAGTAATCAGGACTTCCTGAACCGAGTCGCGGAAGCACTGGGGGAACATTTTGATTGTGTTCAGATATTTACGCAGATTGACACGCATGAGAGCACCGCTCCGTTTTCTGCTGGGATCGGCAACATCTTTGCTAGGGTAAAGCAGGCTGAAATGTTTGTGGATCGGTTTAACGAAATTCAGTTTGTTGTTGAACTTAACGAAGAAGAAGAGGATGAAGATGAATGATATGGACTTGAAGCAAGAGGGTATTGACGTTGGATTAGCCATTGCAGGCTTGGCAGGCAGTGTCCTGATGAGCAGCAAGACGGCTGCTGCGTCGTTGCCAAAGACTCTTGCTTCTCTTTTAGGGGGCGCAGCGTCGGCAAACTACGTCACCCCTTTAGTTCTCAAGGTCGCCCATCTGGATGGGGAACCGCAGTATGCTTTTGCAGCAGCTTTTTTGCTGGGATTCTGTGGATTAAGAGGAGTAGAAATAATTGTCGGCAAGATATTTACAACAAATGAACCCGCTAACACTACTAAACGTCACCGCTAATGTAGTGCTGTCGGTATCTGCGCTGCATTTAATTCTCAAAATCTTTGGGCACCCAAACAGCCCGATCTACGCTCGTCCGACCGTTGCACTGTTCTGTAAAGCTGCGGCCACTTTGACTTTTTGCGGAGCAGTAGCAAACATTTGGACTTTAAGCACCCCGAGTTGGACAGAAGTGCTGTTAAATGTCGGGGTTAGCTGCAACTGGGCGTGGATTTCAGTGTTCATACAGACCGTTCATCAAGCTGAGGACAAAGTTGTTACGAAACCTCGTCCGTTGACAAAAAGAGCATATAAAAGGAAACGTAAGCCGACAGATGATTAGACGACAAAAGTGGGAATTGCTGTCAGATTTTAAGCCAACAAAGGCTGGATATTACTGGGTCGGGATTCTGGAGTACCCGGACGAGTACGGAAGGCGCAAGGGGTTGTACTACAAGCTACTGTGGATCAAGACTTCCGAGCTGCCGTTCGGAATGCAGTCCCAGTGCGGGCACAACGCAGAGCACATTGTTTGGTATGGACCGCTAGAGCAGCCTGAGATGAAGCCAAAAGCGTTGCAGCGGCTGATTAAGGCGCAGGAAGACCACTTTGTAGCAACGTATCAAAAACACTGCGAGGCTTGCGGATGGGACTCTGGGGTGAACAGCAGGTCGATTGGCTATCTCGGACAGAGAGAGGATTGTCCAGTGTGCCGGGGGAAAAACGGGAGCAACACAGTTGTCTTAAGAGAAAAACCCTAGGACATCGCACTCACGAGCCTAGGGTTCTCTGTATAGCATCACCGCTCCACAACCCGTCCGCCCGGATAGGTTAGTGGTTAGGAATGAAATCCTGACGTAGCGTGATCAATTTTCAATGAAAAACTACAAACTTCCCAAAAAAGAAACGCAGTCAAAGCCGAAGAAGTTGCACCAGTGCGGGCACATTACCGTTACTGAGAGAAACGGCACAAAACATTACGAAAAGTGTGATGTCTTGACGAGTCAACAAACAACGCTTACATCAGGAATGAAGGTATTTATTTGTCCAACGCATGAACGACTCTACAAAGAATAATGTTCCAGAGATTGTGATGAAGCCTTTGAGTGAATTGAGAGCTTATCAGTTCAATTCTAGGGTTCACGATGGAGCGCAAATTGATGCACTAAAACGCAGCATAAAAGAGTTTGGATTCACAAATCCTATTCTCATCAATGCTACGGGTCGGATCATTGCAGGCCACGGGAGAGTGAAAGCAGCGTATGAGTTGGGGCTCTTAGAAGCTCCTTGCATAGTGTTAGACAGCTTGAGCGAAGCGCAGGTGCGGGCGTACACCATTGCCGACAACCAGTTGCCTCAGATGGCGACGTGGAACTTTGACATGCTGGCTGTAGAGTTGGATGAGTTGCAGGAGGCTGGATTTGACATTTCTGCCCTCGGATTTAACGCTGAAGAATTGACTGAATTATTGGGTTCTCCAGACGAAATCCCCGAAATCGAGGAAGAAAAGGAGCAAAAAGCCGAGAAAGACACAACTATTTGCCCAAAATGCCATCACGAATTTGTTCTGTGAATAAATGGCGTTTGAGATAATATACGAGCAAATGGCGAAACCAATCATAGGAATGATCCCTCCCGGGGGATGGCATTACTACCAGTCTGACGTTAAGTTGACTGGGTATTCTTATGATAATCTTTTGAAGGTTGTTGAGTCATATCGAGCCGAGAATCACCTCGATGGCGGGGATATTGAAGGGGACGTGAATTCGTACATCTGCGCGAATTGGCCTAATTTCTGCCACGGGGTTGATATGGTCGTTGTCACGTCCATCAATCGGCCTACCGCTACGTCAGAGTTGATGAATGACGTGCAGGCTTGGGCGAAAAACATCCTGAATTCTCCAGATCCTCACCCGCTTGTGCCTGATGATCTCGCAGAAGCCCGGGCGCAAACCTGCCGAGCCTGCCCAAACAATGTGAACTGGCGGGGTGGGTGTTCAAGTTGCATAACTGCGACCGAGCGAATCACTGCCAGTGTGCGGCAGGCCCGGGACACGCAATCGTCTGCGGTTCTCGGTGGGTGCTCGCTAATGCGGCATGACAACCGAGCTGCAATCTTTATGGATCGGTCTGTGCTCCAGCGAGCGACCAATCTTCCTGAAAACTGCTGGGTGAATATTTAGTATGGCAAACGTAGCTAAACCTCTGGACCCAAAAATCACCGACCGCTTTGCCGATAAGGCACCCCGAATGGGAGACCATCACGATAAGCCTCGGATAATGGATCTGGAAGTAACCGATCCAAACTACGGTAAGGACCAGACCGTTGACCCGGATACGTTGCAAGTGCGGCGGACGTTCAAAGATGCCGCGCAGGCGCACTCGGCCTACCGCAGGCTCAAGCAGCAGAACGTCGAGAGGAACCGAAAGAATCAATTAATTCAGAAAAAGCTGAACAATGAACCTCCTTACCAACCTAAAAAACTGGAGTCGATGGGCCAAAATTGGCGCTCTAACCGTCCTACTGGGTTCCTCAGTACTATGGTTTCGCGTATTCAGCCGCCTTTCAAAGAAGTAATTGAGCAGGCTGCTACGCTGACGTTTTCCAAATACCCAGTTGAGTCCGTTGACTCTGAGTACAAGACGAAGACTTTTAGAGAAGCGATCACAAAGACAATCCGGGGCTGGGCCGGGTTTGATGACCTTGTGGCGCAGACTGTTCACGAAAACACGACTTTCGGATTCTGCGGCTGGTGTTGGGATGATTTGCGCGATTGGAAACCCGATTTCCTGCGTCAGGACTACACTTTTTTCAGCATTGAGACTCCAATGGTTTCGGATGCGACTCCGATCTGGGCTCGCAAGCGTCGGTATCAAATTGCCGAGCTAATGCCGATCCTTGAAAACGAGCAGATGAGCATCCTTGCTGGGTGGAATATCAAGAACCTCATCAAAGCGATAAATAACGCTATTCCTGCGGGGCGCACGCTCGACGCAGATGACGACGCTAGACGGTATGAAGACTGGATCAGAGAAGGCTCCTACGGGGCTTCTTACGAGAATGACGCAAAGTATGTGGAGTTGGGTGAGATCCTTGTCAAAGAGCCACACGGGAAGATCTCCCGCTACCTTTTCGACGACAAAAGCGGAGATGAGATTTGTACGCAGGTTGATCGCTACAACCGCATGTCGGAAACACTCTGCCTGTTTGCTGTCGAGATCGGATCGGGAAACTTAATGTCCTCCCGGGGTGCCGGGCGCGACCTCTATAACACGCACGTTGCTGTCGATAAAGCTCGCAACCTTGTGGTAGACAATAGCTACATCAAGGGTTTGCTGTTACTCAAGAAAGGTCCGACAGCAAAGCCTAACATCGCCCCGTTAACGGTGCATCACCCGGTTGCGTTTGTGTCGGAAGGCTACGACGTTGTGCCTCAGTCAATGCCTGCTGACATTGGTGATTTCTTGCAGCTTGACCGATTTGTCAGCCAGCTTGCTGAGATTCAGGTGGGGACATTCCTTCCCGGGAGCCCAATGGAGACTCAGGGCAAGAAAACAGCCTCAGAAGTCAATCGCGTTGCAGCTATTGAGAACCAGCTTCGTCAGGGAATTCTGATGCGGTTTTCTCGCCAGTTCAGCAAAGGTGTTGACCGTATGCAGCGAGGCATCTGCCATCCCGAGCACCTCAAGGCTGCGGCAGATTTGAAGTTGAAACTCGATATGGCTAGGCAGGTTGAGAAAGGTGCGATTTGGGCACGCAGGGAAGTGGTTGATGCGTTTGACCGTTCATTCCTTGAGTTGCCTCCGTTCCTTGTGCCGTTTGAAGTGTCCGAACACCTCGATGAAGATGCAGTCGCTTGCTGCCTTGAGTTGCTGGAAAAGAACATCGCCCCGGCGGATATTCTGCTGATGGCATACAGCCCTGCTTCAGAACTTATTCCCGACACAACCGCTCAGGATAATCAGGTATTGGATCTGATGGTGCAGCGGTATATGGGCAACCCGGCAGTGAATCAGGATGCGCTCTTGAAGCTTGATTGGGTTCGGAAGCTGGGTGAGACGACAGCAAACGAAGTCATCCTGCCGAAGGATCAGGTTGAGGCAATGGCTATCGAGGCTACCCGCCAGCAGATCCTTGAGCTTCAGGCGATCATTGCAGGTCAGAATATTCCTGTTTCACCCCGAGACAACGACACTGTTCACCTCGATACGATGGTGCAGAAGTTGATGCCTGTCATCGCAAACATCCCGCCCGGGGGATTAACTCCAGAAGGCATTCAGCCACTGGTGCAGGCTATGCAGCACTTTGCTGCTCACATTCAAGCGGCAGAAGCTAAAGGTGCTCCCGCTGAAGCGATTGGACAGTACAAGAAAGCGTACAAAGAAGCAGCAGCGCATCTTACGGCGGGCCACGGAACCCCGCCTCCGCCAGATGTTACCCCGGCAGCGGCTCCTCCTCGTAGCGGGCAGAAACCTACAGGAGCGGCAATGCGTGAAGCTGGCAGCATATACAGCCAGCAGCAGGGGCCATCGCAAAACCAATTGATTTCGGGAGTGGCAAATCCGCCTCGCCCGCCGACAGCAGCATAAATTATGACGTGGAATCAATCCGATAGTGCAAGATTCAGGCAATACCATCAGCAAACAGGCGGAAAACTAATCGCCCACCTTAGAAATAATGTTCCTCCCCTGTTGGGGAAAACAATTGAATCGGTTGCCCTTGAAGCCAAATTCAAGGAAGGAGCCGAGTCTATAATCAAGACGCTCGAAGCTATTATCGCAGACCAAAACCAATCAGACGATAGTTCAACAAGTTCGTATTCATCGATGTAATTATGTTTCAAGACCTAGACAACGAAGCAGTTCCAGAAAGCACAGTAGCAAACGCAGATGGAGGAGCGGCAAAGCTGGATGCCGATCCCATCTCTCAAGATTTGAGCGAGCAGATTGATTCTGCGCTCGATGCTGCCGAGGGCATTGAATCTTCCACTCAAGAAGACTCTTCAGGCAAATACTCTCGCGAGGTTGCCCCTACAGAGGAGGAGCCAAAGGAAGAAGTATATCAGCCAAAAGTTGAGATCGATCCCGAGATTGCGGCAATTCAGATGCCTGCAAACATGTCGGAGAAGCAGCAAAGCAATTGGAGGAAGCTCACTGAGTCTGCCTCGATTGCAAAAAAGCAGGCTGCGGAAGCTGAGATCCTGCGTCAACGGCTGGTAGAGTTGGAATCCAAACAGCAGGAACAAAAGCTGCCTGAAGATTACGATGAACTGCGTCGGTTTCGGTCGGTGTTCGACATGAAGAACGACCCGGCGTTCAAAGAGAAATACGACAAGCCGCTCAATCAGGCTGCTGAAAGCATCTACGGTCTGCTAAAGAAACACAAAGCCAGCGACGAGGTTATCAAGTCTATTCAGGACGCAGGCGGACCCGGCAAAGTCAGCAAGTCTTGGTGGAAACAGAATGCCATCGACCGCTTGTACGCAACGGAAGACGGATTTACGGATGCTCGTCGGCTTGAGAATGCCTTGGTGCAAATTGACGACATTGAGTCTGCTCGAAATGCAGATCTCGAATCGGCAACTGCTAATCAGGAGCAATGGATGCAAGAACGTCGGGCTGAAAAGGAGCAAGAGTACCAACAGCAGTCAAAGTCGATTGGTGAGTACGTTGAAAACATCACCAAAGACCGTCCTCAGTTCCGTTTTCAGGAAGTTCCAGAGGGAGCAACGCAGGCGCAGATTGAGAAGATTCAAAAGCACAATGCCGGGGTCGCTGACTTGCAGGCAAAGTTCAACTCGGCTCTGTATCCCAACACAGCTCAGGAACGCGCAGCGGTAGCAGCCGCAGCAACCTTGAGCCACGTTGTAACTCAGCAGCTTCGAGCAGAGCAGCAGTCAAAAGCCCAGCTTCAAGCGCAGATTGAAAAGCTGATGAAAGAGAACAGTGCGTTGAAATCTTCTGGCAAGATTCCAAAGAGTACAGTCTCTGGGCAGTCGTCTCCAAAGAGCAGCACCAACGACCGCATCAAAATGAACGCGAGCGATGCTATTGACCTTGGCCTTGAAGAAGCTGGCGCATGAGTGAAGTCAAAATCTCTCCAATGGAACGTCGCACCATCGCGGCGTTAGACTCAGCCAACCCATTTGCAACCCCGGTGCGTCCTCCGCAGACGCTAGACGGTCGGCCTATTCCCAAAAAAGAGCCAGAAGTGACGGAAATTCCAGTGCCAATTCCCGTCAAAGAGCCAGAGTCACAGCCAGAGTCAGAGCCTGTGGTTGAGAAGAAGAAAGCAAGGAAGGCAAAAGCAATACTGGAAGAAGCTCCAGTGCCTGAGCCTGAAGAGTTCGTTAACCCAATCATTGAAACGCACAACGCAGACGGGATGCCGTCCTATCGTTGCGAGTTTGCTGGCAGGGATATCTTTGTCGGACTGAGTTGGTACAAGACCAGCAACCCGGTCACAACGATGGTTCTAACCGCACTGGCGTTGGACTTTGGGAAGGACAAAATACGGTTTGATTTGGTGATGGGAGACTCGATGGTCTACCACTCCCGGAATAAGATTGCGCACAAGTTCCTTCAGACTGACGCAAAGTGGCTATTTCTGCTTGATGACGACATGATCCCATCGATTGGACGAGCGGCTTGGTACAAGAGCTGGGTGCCAGATGCCCGGGGAGCGAGCGATCAGGCTTTGTCCCGAGGCGTATTGCACAGGCTTGTGGGCGCAGGCAAGACGCTTGTGGGGGCCGCGTACTTCCAAAGGCAGGAAGGAGGCAAATTGGCGTGCAGTGACCAGTCTCTCGCTGCTGATGCTCGGGCTTTCGCAGACAAAGTGGTGCCGATTGATTGGATTGGAACCGGGTGTTTGCTCGTTCATCGAAAAGTGTTCGAGGCTATTCGGGAAAAGTATCCTGAGTTAGCATCATCTGATCCCGAGATGCCGTTTGATTATTTCTTGCCACTCGGGAATGGGAATGGCGAGGATGTGAGCTTCTGCAAACGAGCTAAAGCTGCGGGACATCAGACATACATTGATCTGGGCATCCCGGTGAAGCACGTTGGATATAAGACATACTAAATGAAGATTCACGCTTACTATCAATCCATTCCAGCCTCTGATCAGCCTGAGGAATTTGCCTGCGCCAACTGGTGGAAGACATCGTGGACGGCTAATGGCTGGGAACCGTTAATGCTGAACCGCTCCCACGCGCAGGGGTCCAGCTTTTATGGCAAGCTTCAGCAGAAATTAGCTGCGCTCGCGTTGTCATCGCAGGAATTAGTAGCCCGGATTGCTTGGCATCACGCCCGGTTTAATCGCTGGTGCGCATTACACGCTGCTGGGGGCGGGTGGATGAGTGATTATGATGTTCTTAACATCGACTTAACTCCAAAAGAAGCAAAGAAGTTTATGGATAAGACCCTATTGATAAATGAGGGTCCAGCTTATTTGTTTTACGCAACAAAAGAGCATTGTGGAAATGTTTTAAAAAAGTTTCTGATGGATGATCTGAGTGAATCAGGCAAAGTTCGTCCAGAGATCGAGATACTAGGCGTTGAACCAGAACTGGGAACACTACTTGAGCGTGTTGTGCATGTTCAAACTAGGGGAGAACGTAATAGATCAACTAGAATGAAAGAGATTTTTGAAGATAAATAAAAAATCTGTTGCTGAACACATCTGTTGATGTATAAACGCAACAACTCGGTGTGATATCTCCGTATGATATCCGTTGGCGGACGTAAACCGCAAATAGGTCGTAAATCAGCCCAGCCGACAGGGGCAACAAAGAACCAAACCTCTGAGTTGTAAAGCATTGCTTTATTACTCATCCTTGGATCTTGTTGTGCCTGAGTGGGTTTCAGCAAGGTTCAGGGGAAATCGCAGAACCTCGCATGAAACTCGCAAAAATCGCATCGGTAGTTTTGGCGTTGGCCTTTGGTGTCGCAGAAAGCAACGCAGCGTACAACACGCTGATCACTGTTTCCGCAGGCACTTTTGGGGCTGGCACTAATTTTAAAGGTCAGGCTGCGCCTAGCGTAAAACTGGGCACAACTGAGGTAAACTGGACGGAATTCCAGTCAATCCGCTCTTACGCTGGCTTTGATATCAGCACACTTGGATCTGGGAACAGCTCGACTGCCCCGGTTGAAAATGTGACTTGGTACACTGCCGTCAAATGGTGCAACGCTGCGTCTCTGACAAACAGCCTTACCCCTGTGTACTACACCGGGACACTGGCTATCACGTCTTTGACGAGCACAGGTGGCACTGCAACGGCAACGGTTCCCACTGGGCACAAGTTGTCCACTGGCAACTACGTCAATGTGACCGGGGCAACGCCCATTGGATACAATCTGGTGCGTCCTGTTACTGTCACTAACGGCACGCAGTTCACCTACCAGACGGTAGTGAGTGGAACTGCGTCGGCAACATCTGCAACAGCAAAAGTCATCTACTCCAGTGGATCAGTTGTTCCTTTGGTTGATGCATCTGCGGCTGGCTACAGACTGCCAACTGAAAAAGAGTGGGAATGGGCAGCTTGGGGCGGTGTCTCAAGCGGTTCGTACACCTATTCTGGAAGCAACAATGTGAGCGCAGTTGCGTGGACACGCGACAATGTCGTCCCCGGAGCAAAAGCACAGGCAGTTGGTGGTAAAGCCGCTAATGAACTGGGTTTCTATGACATGAGTGGGAACGTAGCTGAGTGGATATTTGACGACGCAGCCCCGCTTTATGGGCGTAGGGTTCGCGGAGGCAATTGGACATCAGATGCAAGCCTGTCCAGAACAATGAATCGTGGGTTTCGTGATCCAGACAAACTTGAAGCTGGATTCGGATTCCGCATTTCAACCAACCCTTAAAACAACCCCCCAAACAACCAAACTCAAACTCAGAAACCTTGTAACTTATTATGGCAGACACAAACAATTGTATCCCGTTGGCAACGATCCAGAACTTCGCTTCTAAGGACGTTAACCGCATCATTGGTCAGATCGCTAAGGTCTTGGCCCGGAAGAGCCCTTACATCAACTCGATTGATGGTGGCACCCTTCCTAATGTTTCCGACGTTGTTCGCAGCGTTGTGGAAGAAATGGCAGTTCCCGCTGCTTCTTTGGCGAGCCCAACCTTCGTTGATGACACTACGCTTTGCGGCGTTGGTGCCAACCCCGATCAGGTTGGTTCGACCGAGTACCAGTTCCAGCTTCAGACGCTTCGTGGGGCTGGTCCTCGCGTTTGCGTTAAGCAGGCTCGTACTGCTTTCAAGGGCAGCTACTTGCAGGCTCAGGTTTCCCTCGAAAAGACCATCCTTCAGATCATCAACGCTGACATTCGGTATCAGTACCTGATTCAGTCTGGTGTGAAGTACGTTGTGAACTCCACTGGCACGTTCGGTGGCAACCTCACCGGGGACATGCAGAACATCAATACGAAGTTCGCGCAGACCCTGCCCGACTCGCACCTTAACTTCAAGACTCTCTACCGTCTCGGCACGTTCCTGCGTGAAGAAATGCTTGCAGAGCCCTTTGCTGCTAAGGAAGGCGAGTTTTTCCAAGTCATGCTCGGTGCTGATGCTATCGAACAGATCCGCAACGACGCTGACGTAAAGGAAGACCTGTTGTACCTCACTGCTGGTTCGTTCAAGCTGGGTGAAGACTCCATCTCTGGCTACCAGTTCCAAGGCTATCGTGGGTTTGCTTTCGGCATCGATCAGCAGCCTCTCCGGGCCACTGGCTTCGATGGCAACGGCAACCTCGTTTTGGTCAACCCGATCATCAGCACTGCTGTCACGAACGGGTTTGCTCAACGTCGCAACCCTGACTGGGTCAATGCTCCTTACGAAGTTGGGTTCGTAATTGCAGGTGACGCATTCAAGCGTTTGGTGCCTGAAAACTACGTTGGAGAAGGCACGTTTAAGTTTGCTCCGCAACTCGCAATGGGCGAGCTGGAATGGACTTACTTCAGGGACAACGATTGTAATTTGTACGGCGACTTTGGTCAGCACATCTACCAAATCAGTCGTGCAATTCAGCCAATTCGTCCGCAGAATGTGTTGCCTGTCCTGTTCAAGCGTTGTCCGTTTGACGGCATGCCGACGCCTTGCTCGACGGCAGCGACTGGTCTCTAAGAGATTGACTTGATGAAGAGGGGGTTGGGGAAACTCAGCCCTCTCTGATCAGGTCAACTTTAAGAAACGGCTAAAATGGAAGAGCTTTTGTTAAAAACTGCAAGCGGACAAGGTCCGTACTTCGTGATGTTCTGCGTTGCCCTGTATTGGATGCAGAACATGAACAAAGGTTTGATCACAAAGCTTAACGAAGAACGAAATGAACATCTCAAGGCATTAGGGGACCAAATCAACGACTTGAGAGAAGCGATACTTGATTGCGAACGAGATAGAAAAGAATTGTGGGCAAGGATTTTAGAAAGGAATGCGCAATGACCAAAGAATTCCTTGATTCGATGAAGTTTATCTTTGAACACGAAAATGTGATGTCTCGCGGCAAAGTGGTGAGCGAGCATGACCCCAGAGACCCGGGTGGAACAACAAAGTACGGCATAGATCAGAGATCTCACCCCGGCGTGGACATAGAAAACCTCACGCAAGAACAGGCAACTCAAATTTACTGGCAAGAATGGCTTCAGTGCAAAGCAGACAAGATTCCTTGGCCTTTGTGCTTTGCTTATTTTGATGCGTGCGTGAATTCTGGAGAGCATCAAGGTGCATTATTGCTTCAGCGCACTGTAGGAGTCAAAGATGACGGGCTTGTGGGGCCTGCTACCATTGCGGCTGCTGTCGAAGCTTGTAAGGTTAAGCCTGCCAATGAAGTGGCTTTAGCACTTTGCCAAAAGAAGGAGCAATTTTACAAAGACCTCTGCAAGCAAAAGCCTCAATTCAACTATGCTAAAAGCGGTTGGTTAAACAGAGTCTCAGATCTCAAACAAACAATAACAAAAATATGCTAGACTACATCCTCGAACGACTTCAGGAAGATTCCTCTTATGCCGGGCTGTCCGGGCTACTCGTAATGGTCGGAGTGCATGCTCCAGACGGTGCGGTGACCACTGTGGCGCATACTTTGGCAGCATTGGCGGCTTGTGCTGCTTTTTTCATAAAGCAACAAAAAGCTGCTCACGCAAAAGCAGAAGCTACCGTTGCTCCTGTTCAGATTTCTCCTGCGATTCAAGTTCCATCCTCCATCCCTAATGCTGCCTCTGCTGTTGTCCCTCCTCAAGCTCGCTGAGTCGTACTTGAGCATCAAGGCTATCCGAGCAAAATGGGAGCTTGAGCGAGACATTGAAAACTACTGTGATGACGTTCAAAATGAAATACTCAAAGCTCGCGCTGCTGGCGATGACGCTCGCGCAGACATCTTGCACCAGCGTCTCCTCAGTTCCTCTGGGCTCAGTGTTTCCACCCAACGGGATATTGAAGCTGTCCCCGGGCCAAACGTACACAGCAGTGGGCAATGAGACTTGGCACTCGGCTGCTAGGTATGCAGCTTGCGAACAGGATGCTATTAACGCAGTAGCGGCACTTAAACAACGAGAGAACCACTAATTATGAGCTGCGGATGCGGAGACATGACCCCTTTTGGAGGGAACGATTCTTACAATAACCTTTGTAATACGGACACTCCGTATCCCATTGCATCAGCAGAGTCGGTGCCTTCGCTCATTGCTAATCTCACGCTGGCTCTTTACGGGGAGATTCAAAAAGACGTTTCTCAGGGAAAAATTGTCTGGATCATCCCTTGCGACCCCAATAACACTGCACAGATTGGGAGCTTTACACGCAATCCGGGTGAGGGGCTGCTCTGCTATTTTATTCGGTACTTCAATACTGTTTACTCTGGTGGAGTGCTGCAAATCGCTTACGGAGGCACAGGTGCAACCACTGCTCCTCAAGCTCTTGTAAATTTAGGTGCTGTTCCAACTACAAGGCAGATTTCTACCTCGTCCGGGTTGAGTGGTGGAGGAGCATTAAGCGCAGATCTCACGCTGACGTTGGCTAATACTGCGGTTGTTGCTGGAACTTATGGCTCAAGCTCAAAGTTTCCAACCTTTCAAGTCAACGCTCGGGGGCAACTGGTGCAGGCTGGAGAAACGAATTTAGCAACCGCAGTGGTTCCCGGGACATACGGGACTCAAAGCAAGATTCCGAAAATTGCCATCAATCAATTGGGGCAGATTACATCCGCTCAAGAAGTGGACTTAACCGCAGATGTCAACTTTGGGACTTATTAACAGAAGTCAGCGTTGACGATTAAACTGCGAATTATTACTTTTAAACTATGAATGGCGACAACGGGTACAACAGCATTTGCCGTAAAGACACTCCTTACCCGAGTGTGTCGCAAGAGTCGGTTCCTTCGCTTATAGATAACCTAACAACGGCTCTTTATGGCACAATTACAAAGACTGTTGTAAACCGTAAGGTGGTTTGGACTATTCCTTGCGATCCTAATCAGTCAGCAACAATTTTTGGCATTCCTCGGCTTCCCGGGGAAGGGCTGATGTGCTATTTCATCCGCGCCTTACAGAATAGCAGCATTATGGGCGCAACCGGGGCAACTGGGCCGACCGGGCCGAGTGGCATTGCTGGCGCAACAGGCCCGAGTGGCTTGATGGGGCCGAGTGGAGCCACAGGGCCGAGCGGTCCTAGCGGAATTGCAGGCGCAACAGGGGCAAGCGGCAGCGTTGGGCCATCAGGGCCGAGCGGGCTTACGGGAGCCACAGGTGCAAGTGGCAGCGTGGGAGCAACAGGTGCCAGCGGAACGGTTGGAGCTACAGGCCCGAGCGGTGCAAGCGGATCAACTGGAGCCACAGGCCCGAGCGGTTTAGTAGGAGCAACTGGAGCAAGCGGGAATGTAGGGGCGACTGGAGCAAGCGGAGCGAGCGGGCTAATTGGTGCAACCGGGCCGAGCGGACTTGTAGGTGCAACCGGGCCGAGTGGAGGCGCGGGGGCAACGGGAGCTAGTGGACTCGTAGGTGCAACTGGACCTAGCGGGTTGGTTGGCGCAACCGGGGCTACTGGAAATGTTGGGGCTACCGGGGCAAGCGGTTTAGTGGGATCAACTGGAGCTAGTGGCTTAGTTGGAGCAACGGGGCCTAGCGGAAGTGTGGGAGCTACCGGGGCAAGCGGGTTGACAGGAGCTACGGGGCCTAGTGGTCTTGTGGGCGCAACGGGTCCAAGCGGAGCGAGCGGACTTACGGGAGCAACAGGGCCTAGCGGATTAGTTGGTGCAACGGGAGCAACAGGTCCAGCAGGGCAGTCTGCATCATTTTTCAATTACAAGACAGATACTGCTTCCCAGACAATGGGACCGCTTAGTAACGGCGACGTGCGCTGGAATCAAGTTTCCCAAATAACAGCAACTCAAGTTTGTTTTTCGCACATTGACACTTCTGGCAATGATATCGAAGTGTTTTTCCCGCTTTATAAAAACGGGGACAGTTTTGTTATTCAGGATCAGAACAACTCAGATAATTTTCAGACGTGGAAAATTAACGGCACTCCGACAATTGGGAGTAATTCCTACATTATCTTGCCTGTCACTCTTGTGACCTCTGGAGGGACTGGCACTACAAATTTTGCAAATAATCATCAAGTCATTTGGGCAGTAGTATCTTCAGGTTTAGTAGGGGCAACGGGAGCCACTGGGGCAACAGGGCCTACGGGGCCTAGCGGCGTGACGGGGGCTACAGGCCCTACAGGTTCCACAGGGCCTAGCGGAGCGAGCGGGCTTGTAGGTGCTACTGGGCCGAGCGGGACGCAGGGTGCAAGTGGTGTGCAGGGAGCAACTGGAGCAAGCGGCGTTGCAGGGCCTACGGGACCGAGCGGAGTTATTGGTTTGACGGGGGCTACGGGACCGAGCGGGGCTATTGGTGCTACAGGCCCGAGCGGGGCACAAGGAGCAAGCGGACTTACTGGAGCAACGGGGCCAAGTGGACTGCAAGGTCTACAAGGAGCGACCGGGGCAAGTGGGGTTCAAGGTGCGAGCGGATTAACGGGAGCCACAGGCCCCAGCGGTGCTCAGGGCACGCAGGGAGCAACAGGTCCGAGTGGGGCACAAGGGTTGACCGGGCCAACTGGTCCGAGCGGATCCCAAGGTTTAGTTGGAGCAACTGGGGCGAGCGGCTTACAAGGGGCAAGTGGTCCTACGGGTGCCAGTGGCGTTGCAGGAGCGACAGGCCCGAGCGGGGCACAAGGATTGCAAGGTTCAACAGGGCCAAGTGGTGCAAGCGGCATTCCCGGCAGCACAGGGGCTACAGGCCCTATTGGCGCAAGCGGGTTGACGGGGGCGACCGGGCCTAGTGGAGCACAGGGAGCAACCGGGGCAAGCGGACTAGCTGGACCTAGCGGGGCTAGTGGCTTGACGGGCGCAACGGGTCCGAGCGGAGTGCAGGGGCCTACAGGGGCCAGTGGCATTCAGGGTCTAACTGGAGCAACAGGGCCGAGCGGCTTGCAAGGAGCGAGCGGTGTTGCAGGAGCTACAGGCCCGAGTGGAGCAGTTGGGGCTACGGGAGCAAGCGGGGCGCAAGGCTCTAGCGGGCTAACTGGACCTACGGGACCGAGCGGAGCGCAGGGAATTCAAGGACCAACTGGCCCTAGCGGGGCACAAGGAGTTCAGGGTCCAACTGGGCCTAGCGGAGCAGCAGGAGCTACAGGCCCCAGTGGAGCCCAAGGAATTCAAGGGCCTACAGGTCCGAGTGGAGCGCAGGGTTCTGTTGGGGCTACGGGCCCCAGTGGTCTGCAAGGGTTAACGGGAGCCACAGGCCCTAGTGGCGTTGCGGGAGCTACAGGCCCGAGTGGAGCTAGTGGCTTAACAGGGGCGACCGGGCCGAGTGGAGTGGCGGGAGCTACAGGCCCTAGTGGCGCATTGGGAGCAACAGGCCCGAGCGGAGTCGCTGGACCTAGCGGTGCATCTGGGGCATCTGGTCCAAGTGGTCCTTCTGGAACGAGTATTTCGCTTCCAGTATCTATTGCGAATGGTGGAACAGGAGGAACTAGCGGTGACGATGCGGCAAATAACCTTGGGTTCCCTGCTCAAATTCGCCCAGTGGTTTCAAACGTAAATCTTGGAACTGGCACAACTGCAAGTTACGTCTTTACAGCAACCACTGCGGTTCCATCATTTGTTTCGCATTCGATTTTAAATGTTGGAGACAATATTAATTGCAGCAGTGCAACTAATACGATGAATGTTGGGCCTTGGGTTGTTACAACAACTGGGTATCAGGCTGTATTCGTTGGAACAGCTGCAGCAAGCAGCTCGTCTTTGAATATTGTTTCTGTGACATCTGGAGCAGTTGCAGTTGGACAAACTATTGTAATTCCAAATTTCACAAACACAATCACCATTGCATCATTTGGAACATTCAATGGAACTAGCGGAACAGTTAATTTATCTGGATCAATAACACAGGCACAGACCAATGTAACTATGGCAAGCGGAACTGGAGTTGCGCCAGTTTATACGCGCCCAGCTTGGTTTAGAGGCACGTTGTTAGCTTCCTCGTACTATTTCCAAATAATACGATGCAGCACTGTAGCTAATGGACAAGGTAATGTCTATTCAATTTATCCAACCTCACCGTCTGAATCGCTTCCATCTGTAACTGCAACAGCTTCTGGAGGAACAGCTTGGACAACTGTGGTGATTGCTCAAAGGGCTCCAAATGCGACAACCAGTGGCAACACATTTTCTGGAAAACAAACTTTTTGGCCCGGTACTGCCGGGGGAAACATTCCGATCGCTTTTCAGGCGGGCGCAATAGCAACAACTCCAGTAGCGCATTCCGTAGAATGGGATAACACCTCGATGTACCTCACATCACTGGTGAACTTGTCTGGCACTTGGAGCACAGGCAGCACAACGGTGACATTAACTACTGGAACAACATCTGGACTTGTTGTCGGCGCAGCAATTGCCTCTGGTATTACAGGAGCGGCTACATTGACTGTTGCTAGTATTACAGGGCTTCAAACATTTACGGTAAGTGCTAACCCAACAAATACTGGAACAGCCCTTGCATTTACTGTGGCAAACAGAGATGCAGTCGTAACAGCTAACTCTTTCGGAACCTACTAGTATGTCTATCCCATTTATTCCTACAAAGAATGCCACAGCAGGCTCTGCTACGGCTCCTACGACCGCTGCGCTCACTACGGCAGGTCAGATGGCAGTAAACGCCTATACTGGCACTGCCTACATGCGCAAAGAGGACGGCACGATCAGTGATATCGTGGGGGATCGGCTGAGGGGTTTCCGTAACCGCATCATTAATGGCGCAATGGTAATTGACCAGCGAAATGCTGGGGCAAGCATTACTCCTGTCGATGGTCAGTATAGCGTTGACAGATGGGTGTGGAATCAAAACACTACAGGAAAATTTACCGTTGCACAGTCTTCAACAACTGCAACTGGATTTACAAAATCGCTTATTGTCACGTCCACGCAAGTATATAGTCCAAATACTTCTGACTACATGATAATTAGTCAACGGATTGAGGGATTTAATGTTGCTGATTTGGGATGGGGAACAGCTTCGGCACAACCAATCATAATATCTTTTTGGGTTAAAAGTTCATATGCTGGAACATTTGGAGGAGCCATTAAAAATGGTTTAGGCAATAGAGCTTATCCATTCACATTTACAACATCTTCAACAAATTTTGAATATAAGACAATCGCAGTTGCTGGAGATACTTCTGGAACGTGGGCTACAGATAACTCCGCTGGAATGCAGTTAACTTTTGGTGCTGCCGTTGGATCGTTTTATAAAGGAACAGCAGGAGCTTGGGCTTCTGCTTCATATTACTCCGCAATAGGAACATCTGATTTAACTTCAAGTAGTGGAGCAAGCCTTTCAATTACTGGAGTTCAGCTTGAAAAAGGACTGCTTGCAACTCCGTTTGAGGTGAGGCCGTATAGTGAAGAGTTAGCATTGTGCCAGAGGTATTGTTTAGCATTTTCAGTAAATTCGTTCTATTTTGGAGGAACGCTTAGAACTCCAACAACACCACAAGGGTACTATGGAGTTGTTCCAACTCCTGTTCCAATGAGAGCTGCTCCCACTGCTCCTACTGGAAGTCATGTTTTGTATAGCGGAGATTCTAGTGCGTTTGTAAATGTTACAATAAGCGGAATTAATCCAAATTCAATTTATGTGTCAGGAGTAATTGGCAGCGCAATTGGAACTAGTGGAGCCGCTTTTGTGGCATTAGTTGCAACTGGAAATACTGGGATTTACTCCGCTGAACTTTAATTTTTATGTACAAATTATTAAAAACTACAGCTTTTGTTTCTCAATTTGATAGCATTATCAGAATATCTGATGGTGCTCATATTCCTTGCGACCCAGCCAACACAGACTACCAAGCCTACCTAGCTTGGCTTGCGGAAGGCAACACGCCGCTGCCGCCTGACGCATAATTTTGCTTGCAGGCTCTACCTGCCTGAATAGTTTGTCGGCAATGAAGCAAATACATTGTCTGGCAGTGCCACATACTGTCTCCAACAACGAGCATGTAGGGTGCGCGTTTACGCAAAAAGTACGCAAGTTTCTGACAATGTTCAGGGACTCGTTCAAGTATCGCACAATTCACTACGGGCACCCTGATTCAGTGACAGATGCGCACGAACACGTCAGTGTGATCAGCACCGAGGTGCAGGAGCAGGCTTATGGACGTTATGATTTTAGGGAAAAGGGATTTAAGTACGGGAATGACGATATTTGCGTCAACACGTTCAACAAAAATGCGGGAGAAGCTATTCGCGCCCGGAAACAGAAAGGCGACCTAGTCCTCGCCTTCTGGGGAGCCACAAAAGCGGCTTGCGACATTGCAAATCAAGACGGGGACTTGATTGTTATCGAGCCCGGGATCGGATGCGGGT